ATATTTACCTAAATATTCGTATATATTATAATCTAATGTACTTGTCCTGTAACTATAAGTTTTTAGATAAATATATTTCGGTAGTATATAAGTTATTTTATCAACAATATATAAATAGATACTTATACATGCTAGTACGGTATTAATTAATAATCTATAAAAATCTTGTCTATAATTAAATAAAAGTAACCCGAATAGTATAAAACCTGTTATAAAATACATTATTTAAAACTAAAAAACTATTAATTTTAAATAAATTATTATGGATTTCTCTCAATTTTTAGTTGATAATCCAGAAATTCCAAATGTTAAAGAAATTAAACGTAAAGTTAATGAATCTGAAAAAGACCAAGATAATGAACGAAAAAATAAACCTAAACCCATTAAGAAAGAACCTAAACCAAAAAAAGATAAAGTTGTAGATTTAAAATCTGTATTCAAAAACCCAGAACAAATAGAAAATAAACCTACAAAAGAAAATACAAGAGAACATGTAAGAGAACATATAAGAGAACACCAAGAAGTAGATTTTAAAAGAGGTGATTTTGTTAGAATTATTCGTTTAGAAGGCAGCCCTCTTAATGTATATAAGGGATACAATGGAGAAATTAAAGAATATATTTATAGAAGTGATTCTGCATATATTGTATTGGAGGCGATGGCGTATCCTAGAAGAATTAAATTTCCTTTAGGTCATTTTAAACATAGATATTCTTAAAAAATTTTTTATTGGTATATTATAATGATACAATTACCTGAAGGAATTGACTACTCCTTATACAAAGGAACTAGTGGAATGAGTACGAAACATTGGGGTCCGGCAGCTTGGAACTTTTTATTTACAAGCATTATGGGACGTTATCCTGATAAAATCGATACGGAAAATAGTGAGCACATAATTATTAAAAATGCATTCAAACAAATGTTAACAGGTCTACAAATAGTTATGCCATGTATCTTTTGTAGAGAATCATTTAAGAAATTCTTATTAGAATTACCAATTGAACCTTACTTAGAAGGTAGAATAGAATTGATGTACTGGCTATATCTGATGAAAGATAAAGTAAATAAAAAATTAATAGGCCAGGAAAATAAATGTTATACAGATGAAAAACGTAAACTAAAAGCTATGTTTTACACTGGGGCAATTACAGAAGAAAATTACTATAAACAAGTTCAAGCATTTAAAGAAGAAACATTCCATACAATCCCAACACCTCCATTTAAAGAGGTTCTTGATAAATACGAAGGTTTAAGAGCTGTATGTTCCGATAAAGCTAAAACATGCGCATTACCTAAGAAGAAATAATACACTACACAGTTAATACACTTAATTTTATAATAATTTATAAAATTAATAAGATTGATGAATTGATATTTAGTTACCAATTTCAAGGAATCGGCGGTTAGCACCAACAGGTTGCTCATAAGAACTGTTATTGAAGGGTCCGACTTCAGATTTGGGGATGGGTGGGCAACTACGAATATCAAGATAAGGAATCTTGTTAGATTGCACAACGGTATTAATACCCATATGGTATCCAGCTTGTAAAAAGTTTTGTTCTTGGAGGAGCTGAGAAACTGGATTTTGTTTAGCGAATTCGTTAGCATCATCATAAGTAGGTAAAAGGTCATTAGCAGTTAACTGTGTTTGACCAGCAACAACTTTCTCAACTTGCTGTTGTTGAGCTTCTGGGGCTAAAACTGGAGCAGCAACAGCTTTTACATCAGGCTGAGCCATAGGGGCTTGAGCCTCAACTGGTTTAGCTTCAGCTTCAACGTTATCTAAACTTTCACGGTTATAGTATTTCATAAAGAAATAGACTGCAAGAAGAATTAAGATAACCTTAAGCATGTCGTTTTTTTGAATCATTTCTAGTATGTCCATTGTGTTTTAATATATAGTAATAAAATAAATTTATTTTTTTAAAATAAAAATGTTAATTTAAAAATAAAATACTTAAAATAGCAAATCAAAATTACTCGGTTAAAAAAAATTAAAGATATTTTAAAAATACGAAAATGGATAACGAGTCCGAAATTTTTTCGGACTGTCATGAAGAAATTGAAAATGACCAAATAGACGAATTTATCACATATGAGACAGATTATATAATGGATTTATATTATGACCTACAAGACAGATTACCTTATTTCTTAGATAAAGCTAGATTCCCAGATATTATGAATCTTATTATTGAGAATAAATTTGATATTTATACTAACAATAAAAGATATGATATTAAAGACTTTGAGTATTTCAAAAACGAATACAAGTCTGAAATTGATGCATCAATCTATGTAATCAACAATTATTTAAAAAAATACAGACGATTTAGTTTAGACTATGATATTTTTACCAAGTTTGCTTATGATTTTACTACTATTTGTTAATTATTTACTACTATTTGTTAATTATTTAATACATTTACCTTTTTTATTAGTCATTTGTTTTTTAGGAATACCATAATGACCATTTATAGCCATCAATATAACATCACACATATCATCTTTTTTACTTGAATTATCTAAATGACTTAACCATTTATCACATTCATCTTTTACAAATTTTTGCTGTAAAAACCATCTTGAATACTGAATACTTAACCATTTTCTTTTAGCATAACTACCCTTTAAATTACATTCTATTACAGGCCCTGTGTACGCTTTTAATTTTTGAGCAGCTCGTACAAATCTTATAGTAGTACTTGTATTATAATAAAGTTCAACTAATTTACCATACAAAATATGTGACGTAAATTTCATCTTTTGGTTCACCTTAGGTTGTAATTCTATTAATACTTGACTTACTTGACTAAATACATCTACATTCGTATCATAAATAGATTGTAATCTCGTTAATACTATTCTAGCAATGTCTTGTAATAAATAATCATTTACAGCTTTTTTTTTAAAAATATACTTTTTATCTATTTGTTTTCCAGTAATTAACTCTTTTGGAAAATGTGTTTTACAGCAATGATTTTGATTACCGTCTTTTAGATATTTGAATCCGCACTTTTTACCACAGACTTTACCATTCTTTTGAATTCCATTACATATATAATCATCTATATCTAATGTATTATATGTGTCCCATAAATGAATCTTATATGTAGATATATCATGTTTGTCACCGGCACTCATAATACACATGGCTAAATTCCTCAATCCAACATCTATTGTTAGTATCATTATCAATAGATATTATTTTAAATTTAACTTAATAACGTATTTTTCTACTCATATTTTATCATTTTACTTAATAATAATAAACCACCTAGTAATGAGACATTAGCCCAAAAAGGTATTGATTTTTTATAATTACTAAAATCTGGAAAATGATATAGTAACGTAGCTAATACTGTAAAAATAATTAATGCTATAACACTATAATACGCCTCTTGTTTATAGTTACCAGTAAAAGCATAATATATAATAATTACTGGAGCTACAATTTCAATCAAAATAACTATTACTATAGCTAAATTATATAAATTATCAGACATATCATATTGCACCTTTTGTTTTAAACTCTCCACTACACTACTGAACCCAGACAACTTATTAATACCAGATAATAAAAACATAATAACTAATAATGTTGATATCATCAACTTATTCTCTAATGTATCTGTTATATTAGACATTCTATAATATAACAGAATATAATTTTTTATCATAATTATTTATAATTTAGAAACAATATTCTCCTTTCTTCTGCTATAAGAATAATAAAAATAAACAACTATACTAATTATTAATATAACAGTCACCATATATAATTTACGAAAATATTCATACCATGTCTGTTTTCTATACCTATTTTTAATAGGAATACATTTAGATTCATTAATAATTTCATAATCAGACCTGTCCTCTATCACATCAATGTCTGGACAATGGTGTGGTTCAATACATTCTAAATTATCAACAAATAATTCCTCACCGTCATCTTCGATGTCTATTTGATTTATACTACTTTCTTGGGTTTCATCATATTCTCCGTCATATTCTTGTATTTCATCGTATTCAATATTATCATAATTGTTTAATTCATCATGAATCTCACGTCTTACTTTTTTACGTATAGATGCAACTAAATACGACTTACAAGAAGACGTATCTGTATCGGTAGTGGTATCAGAGCTAGTATCTTCACTTTTATTATTGTTTGATATGTCACCATCATAAATTTCCGACATTTTTAACCTTAATATAAGGCAATAAAAATTATTTTCATAATAATCGTAACCTAAAATTATGTTTTCTTTTTTAAAAAATTTGTAATTATTTTTATTAACTGTTTTAAGCAATTATCCTTTTTAGATATTCTATCATTAACATCATACTCTATTACTATTATTTCATCATTAAAATGTACAGTCTTATGCAACGCATTCATTACTATTAATCAAGTTAATGATTTTTATATATGTACGCACATGCGGTAAATTTTATTTATTTGTTAATCATATTATATAAAGATAACATGAATGAATTTGAAAGACTCTCTTTACGAAAATTTAAAATTAAGAGTATGGTTCCTAATGCAACAGTTTTATTATTAGGTCGGCGAAGAAGTGGAAAAAGTTGGCTTGTTAGAGATATCTTTTATCATCATAAAGAAATCCCGCTTGGATTAATTTTCTCTGGAACTGAAGAAGCTAATCCATTCTTTGGAGATTTTATACCTGATTCGTTTATTCATTCTGAATACGACCCAGAATTGATTGAAACAATGTTAACAAAACAATCTCATAAAGTTAAAAAAGCTAGAAATAATGGACATGCAGACACCGATGGCCTTACACCTTCAAATAGAGCTTTTGTAGTACTAGATGATATGTTGCACGATGCTGCAGCATGGAAAAAAGAAAAGACTATTCAAAGTATTTTTTTCAATGGGCGTCATTATAATATTTTCTTTATCTTAACTATGCAGTATCCATTAGGTATTCCACCAGCTTTACGTAGTAATATTGATTATGTATTTGTGTTTAATGAACCAAGTATTAAAAATCGTAAAAAAATTTATGACGACTATGCTGGTATGATTCCAAGTTTTGACCATTTTTGCAATATCTTAGATTCATGTACTCAAAATCATGAATGTTTAGTAATCAAAACATCTGGTAATAGTACCGATTTAAGAGACCAAATTTTTTGGTATAAAGCTGCTAAACACGATCCATTTAGAGTTGGACATCCTAAAATTTGGAAATATCATGACTTACACTACAATGAAAAATACGATACACAACGCGATGAAGAAAAAGAAGAAGTTGATAAACTTCGTAAGAAGTTTGCCAAAACAAGAAAATTAAAAATTATCGTTAATCGTCAAGGTGATGCACTTGAAGCCATTGAAGAATCTGAATAATCATTTTGTAAAAATTTTAGTATCATTGTCGATATTATCCTCTAATATGATAGTATCTATATGACTTTTATAATGCTCTTTAGGGCATTTATCTTTTGACCCGAAAAATTCACACTCAGGACTTTTACATATAGGTAAGTAGTCAAACATCTTATATTGTATATTATCATAAAAGTAACACTCCCTATTTAATTGTTTATATTGCATATGATGTTTTGTTTTTGTATGTTGATTAAAATTCCATGAAATATACTTTTTACCACAATGACACAATCTTAATTTTTTATTATCATCTGTTATTGTCTTATTGTATTCTTTAATATCTATATTATCATATTTCATATTGATAATATATCTTATATCTTGATATTTTTCAATTTTTCAAAAACTGATGATTCTCTACATAATTATTATATCTAATCAATTCCTCGCACTTATTAACATATTTGTCCAATAAATACAAATCCAACCAACTACTTCCGTACTTGTATTCATCATTTAGTAATCTTTCCGCCTTAGAAATGTACACTTGCAACTGATTATCAATTGACTCCTTAATATCATATTTCTTATACAAAGAAATACGGTCGCAATATTCTTGATATGTTTCTTGATTCATTTGTAAGTATTATCTTTATAATAATATAAAGATAATTTTAATTCATTTTTTTTTGTTTGTTAATTACAATAATGAAAAGAACATTCACTGAGTCTGATATAATTTTACCTAATTTTCAAGGTTTAGAACTATCATCTGCATCTAAATTAAGTCTTGATAAATTTGCTAAATACATGGATAAAATATTTTTAGAAGACTTGACATCTTTACATCCAGAATTAGGAACATGTACTCTGTATTCACATTTTATATCCGATTATTATATAACAATTGACTTTAATACATTTTCATATGTAGTACCTAACCATATATCCGATAAATTACATGAATGTAAAACTAATCGTCATATTAGATTTTATGTTTTACCTATTGTATTTAAATTTAATGAACATGATTCACACGCAAATGTCCTTATCGTAGATAATAAAACTAAAACAATAGAAATGTATGAACCACATGGTTCAAAGTTTTTATCAAAAGACATTTTTTATGATTTAGAATACCATATTCGTAATTTAATAAGTCATATTTTATCTAGAAGAACTCATTTTAGATTCAAGAATGTTCATTATAAATGCCCCATAGGATTCCAAACAAAACAATCCAAATTAGATAAAAGTACTGGTCATTGTGTAGCATGGACTCTATTTTTTATACATGTTAGACTATATAATTTAGACTTAAATACAAGTAAAATAATAGAATACTTTGACAGTTTTGAACCAGAAAAGCTTGATACATATATAAGACAATATATTACTTTAATTAATAACCAAACAAAAGATACTAAAAAGTTTTATAAAGATTCATATATCAATTTTAACCTTAACCATAAAGAGGAACAACATGTAAAAGAATTAATAAAAACAAAAACTAAACAATACTTTGATAATTTAGATACTAATGTAAATTCGTATAGCGGATTGCCGTTTTATGATGTAAATAAAATTTTTAAAGAATTTATTAAGTATAGTAAGTTTGATTTTTTCCACAATTTATATTTCAAAACAGTTGAAGAATTTTTTAACAAGTAATTATATTAAAATTTTTAATTTATTGTTTTAATATAAGGCATAATAATATAATATGAATGAAACATCACAAATACTAGATTTGCTATTTAAACCACGTAAAATAGATTATCTTAAAACTTTAGAAAATACTTCTACAGATTATATCATTGATGCAGATGATAATATGATTCTTCCAAATTTAAAATTTGTAAAACCATCCGACTCTATTTATCTAAGAGAAGACATCTTCTCTAAATACCTTGATAAAATTATCGTTGAGGCCTTTCAACATTACGGTGATACAATTTGTATGGTAAAATCTGTTTTTTACACCGATTATTTTATAACTATTGATTTTGTGGATTTTTTATATAAGATACCTAACATTTTATTAACTTCCATTAATAACTGCAAAAATAATCCTTCTATAAGATTTTATGTTATACCAATTAGACTTAATTTAACATATAAAGATGCTCATTCCAACGTAGTTATAGTAGATAATTTATATAAAACTATAGAATTTTTTGAACCTCATGGAAGTGTATTTAGAGGATTTCACGTACCTAAACCTTACAATATTGAAAATCATATTAAAATTTTATTATCTCGTTTATTCCCTATACGTTCTAAATTATATACTTACAAGAATGTTCAAAGTAGTTGCCCAATAGGTTTGCAAGGTCAACAAAGCTTAATCAATCCTGAGAGTGGTCATTGTTTAGCATGGAGTTTATTATTTGTAAATACTAGAATACACAATATGTTCTTGAGTCCTGAATATATTATTAACTATTTCAATACCAATTTTAATCCAAACGATTTAGATTTATATATGAAACGATACATTTCTTTACTTGAACAAACAACTTATAATGTTAATACGAAAACATTACCTAATTTTAAATATCAATTAAATTTGTCTCCAGACGAGAAGATACATATATCAAATCGAATTCAATCATTAACAGAACAATATTTATTAGAATTAACAAGTGAAAAGAATAAAAATCTTATTAATCAAATATTTGAAGAATTAATATCTTATCATAAATTTCCATATTTTAATAATATATTCTTTAAAACTGTAAATGAATTTATGGAGGATTTTGCATATGAAGTAGATAATGATTCAGAAAGTTCTTATCATAGTACTGAAGAAGACATTATTTCCACAAAACGAAAATTATCAGATTCTAATGACATTTTTAATATTTTCGATGATAAAAAAAGAAAAACATCTACAGAACTAAGTCCATTAGCATTGTTATTTAAGGAAATGGATGAAAATACATTAAATGACGTAAACAAAGAACCAAATAAAGAGTCTATCGATACAACAACTATACGTGATAACTTTTTTGACACAGAAAGTAGTATTGAAAGTGACAATAAAAGTGACACTAAAAGTGCAACGAAAAGCGACACTGAAAGTGAATATGAATCAGATGAAGAAGAACTTAGAGATTTATATAATACATTTGCATAATTATTCAAGTTACTCAAGATTATTTTTATATATTTTTATAAAAATAAGAAAATAAGTCGATAATTTTCAAGAAAGATGTAAATAGTCTTAATTTTATTACTAAAATCTTGCGTAAGGGAGGGAGGTTTTTTTTCGTTATTTTTTATTTTCAGACCCCTCATTCTCAAAAAAACAGTTTTGATCTTAAATTTGTCAAAAAATTTTTATTCAGGGGGTCCGAAAATAAAAAATAACGAAAAAAAACCTCCCTCTCTTACTCAAAAATATTTTAAACATTTTTATAAAATCTTATTTTTGAATCGATAATTATACATTTTTATTAAAATGTTTAAAAATTTACTACTAAAAGCTTGCGTAATTACTCAAAATATTTCTGAATGTTTTTATATAATTAAGAAAATGAGTGGATAAAACATATTTAAAATGTAATTGTAAAAAAAATTACTACTAAAATTTTGCGTAATTTGAATAAAATTAAATTGTTATGATTATAATAATGATATTTAAGTGTAATCTTTGTAATAATGAATTTAAAAAAAAACAATCCTTACAAGTTCATTTAAATGAAAGAAGATGTAAGTCTGATTTGTTAGATAACTTATATAAATTGCATGAATATATAGAAAGTTTAAAAGTTGTATCTTCTAGTCAAAACATCAATCAATCTATCATAGGAGGTGAAAACAATACATATATAAATGTTAAAATAGAAATAAATCCTATAACTAAATTAGATATATCTCACATAGAACCAGATAAGATGAAAAATTTGATAGAAAAATATGATGACGATAATACACAAAAAAATCCAGAAAAGTTAAATTTGTTACTGACTGATTATATAAAAGATGTTATATGTGACCAAGACCATCCAGAAAACCATGCTGTTAAATATATTAAAAAGAAACCACCTACTTATAATTGTTTTATAGAAGATACTGAAGGTAATACAGTAACTGTTATAAAAGGATTAAAAGATACATGTGAATTATTGTCAGACCCTATGTTGAATACGTTAAAAACAAAATTAAAACAGTTTTTACAGAGATATAAAGAAGATGAAGAATTTGATTATTCACTATATGAAGATGCAATCAAACAATTGAGAAAAGAGCTCAATAAAGGCGCTGTTAAAAAAGCGTTGAGTTCTGTATTACAAAATGATATACTCAATAATATTCAAATGAAATTGAATATCAGTGCTAATAAAAAATAATTTAAATTTCGTTGACTTTTATAACGCCTTCATCGATAAGTCTTAAATATGTTCTACTACCTACTTTAACACGTCTTTTTGTCTCTGGGTTAATTATCCAATCTTCTAAACTTCTTTTTAATGATTTACATTTATTTGTTATTATATTTAAATCATTGGAATGTATCTGGTTTCTGCATAGAGAACATATATTTCCATTAGTAGACATATGTGCATTCAAACATTTTATATGAAAAGAATGTTTACATGTTAGATTAATAACATCACAGTCACCTTCAATTGTATCAAAACATATATTGCACTTATAATCTTTATCAATAAAAGAATCATAGTCCATCTCTTCTCCTTCAATCGCAAAATTTTCTTTGTAATCTATATACTGATAATGCTGTTCTAATCTATATATAATATTCTCATAATTGATTATATAATTATCTATCTCAAAACATCTTGTATATCTTGGACCATATGGATACTCTTCTAATAATGATGTTAATTCGTTAAAAATATCTTCAACATGCACCATTAAATAGTTATGAATAAATGTGGTAAATATTTGAGGTTGGGAGTAATCGTGTAAATATCTTAATAGACATGTTTTCCATGATTGATATAATACATATTCTGTATAACTAGAATCATCTCTACCACCTGGTTCATATGTATAAGGATTATTATCAAAAAAACTATGAAAGGTTAATAAAATAGTTTCTATACCCATTGAACTAGTCCATTTTTCATTATCACTTGGCCATGTATTTAAAATCGTACTACAACATTTACCATCTTCGTACATATTAGGATGAATTCTAACACCATCATAATTAACAAAAGTTACTTTAGGAGGAGAGTGTGGATAATCTTCTGGCAAATCAAAATTTAGACGTACAAACTTATGTCTATATACTGAATCATATGGACATTTAATAATTGCTTGAACTTTATTCATATTGACTTCGTCAAAAGTAACTAAATAATCATTTTCTAATAATGGTTTTTTATTTTGTTCTAGAATTAGTTGCCGAATTTCTTTTAATAATCTTTTATTCATAGTTAATTATAATATATTAATTTTAAATTTCATTTTTATTTTTAATTAAAGCCATGAATATGGACCATATAGACCACCGCAGCCATAGGGGTAACAGCCTCTTCTATTAAAATGATGTCCTAATCCATATCCGTACCCAAATCCAAATGGATAACGCGGATACAAATGATGATATCCATAACCATATCCGCCGTGTCGATAATGACTCAATAGTTCAATTTGGGGTTCTCCAGGTGTCATAGAGGGGGATGCCATAGTGCATCCTGTACCAGATAGTTTAATTTCTTGAGCCATTGGTCTATTATGTAAAATTTGAGGTTTTATTTCAGCATGTTGCATATTTCCATGAGTTGTACTTGTCAAAGACATATTAATTATAATAGTGCCTACAATTAATATAGAAAAAAAATTTTTGCTTAGCGTTTAGATAATTTACCTTCTTTATATAATTTATATAACTTTTCTTTAGTTAATTTTTCCTTTTCTCTTTCTTGTTCCTTTTCTTCTATGTTTTTAGGAACAAAAATAATATTGTCTTTTAATTGTACAGACCATGTTAAATTTTTATTAGTATTAACTAACATAATATATCTCATTTCTGGGTCTACTAGTTTTAACAAGCCACCAACTCTAAACTCTTTAGTTTGTGTATTAAAATACCGAATCCATACTTTGAACGGTTTTAAATTAAGTAGATATCTTTTTTCTTGCATAGTTTTAAGTGCTCTATACCCTTGTAATTTTTCTCTAATTTGTTCCTTAGTCATATTATCTTGTTTACTACCTTCTTTAGGTTTTTTGTATCCAGATTCTACAATAGACATAAATCTATATTTACCACCTCCCTCAGATGAATATTCATCTGAATCACTATAATCATCTCTAGACGACGATGATTCATCTGAATATTCTTTTTTAACAATACGATAACCTACGGAGCTTGTTGTAATTTTTTTACTAGACATCTCTTTTATTCTATTATATATAAGTAAATTAAATTTAAATTTATTTTTTAATTAAATAGAAGAAAAGATAAACTTTTTTTAATGATATATGGTAGAGAATGATGATGCCATATATCAATAGTCTTTTTGAAAATGTAAACAATATTATTCCAGAAAATAATAAATCAGGTGCCTTATGGCTTGGTAACTATAAATCCGCATTAGACCCAGTATTCTTAAAAGATAACAACATATCAGTTATTATTAATTGTTCAGCAGATTTACCTTATGTATACGATATACTTGACCCAGCTCATCATGGGTTAAATAAACTTGAAACATTTCGTATTCCTGTATATGATTCTTTATTAGACCATGATATTTATATTATGGAACAATATTACCATACGGTTATACCATTTATTCTTAAGAAAATGTTATCAGAACACAAAAATATATTAGTACATTGTCACGCAGGAGCTCAACGTTCAGCGTCAGTTGTAGCTGCTGTATTGTTTGTTCTGATAGATAACGAAATAATGACATTTGATAATCTACAGAATAGAACAGATAAATCTAAACTTATGAAAAAAATTATAAGTTATATTTTAGAGAAAAGACCACGCGCATTCAGTTATGGATTTAGAGTCAATTTTAAAAAATCATTAGAAACATTCTTTAGTATAGAACTTTAAGTTATTAGTGAATTATTTTAAATTGAAAATTTATAAATTATAATAATTTATAAATTTAGTTTTAGTTTTATGTCAATTCATAAATTACTTACATTGTTAAAAAGATTAGAAAACGATAACTCTATAGAACAAGTTGATTATTTGGAAGAAAGTATACCAATTGTAAATGAAATTGTACAGTTAGCAAATGAATTGTTAATTACTGAAAAAGGTCAATGTAATTACAATAATATGGCTATTTTAGAAAGCAATAATTTTAATATATTTCCACTTGAAGTAGATTCATTTGGATGGTTAGTTGCTGCTATACAAACAATTAAAGGTATTATAGTATATGGATAAATTTTTAAATAAGGTCAAATACTAACTTTTGATTATTGTTACCACCATCACAGTTCCATTTATGTTCTCTATTTCCAACATCCAAACATTGTCCATTTCCATTTCTTAATAAATGTTCCATTCGCCAGAATCTTTGATTTTGATGATTATTACAATCATTTAATTGCCATGCACCACCCATAGTATCTAAACATTTATTAGTTTGAACATTTCGCAGATGTCCTGTAACTGGATTATAATACCATTGTTGCCATGCATTACCTGCATCATTACATGGATGGTCTCCATTACCTCCAAACTGACCTGCGTCTAAACATGTTCCTTTGTCAAAAAATCTAACCTTATATGGTCCCAGACCTTGTTCTAAACGTAATTTAGGGGTATAAATATTATCTCTAGCCCATAATTGTTTGGCTGCTAAACCTCTGTTATATGCGCTTGGGTTATTCTTGTCACCAGTGAGTCGAACCCAATCATCATCTTGTCTAAAATATGTATCTCCTAATTGTAAAGCATCCCATACTCTTACAACTCTAGCTTGGCCATTTTTACCACCTCCAACTAAATTTAAACTACCATTTTGACCACCGTCATGTCTACCATAACTAATTTGACCAGCGTTTATTTCTCTATCAAATCCCTGACCAAATTGTAATCCTTTATTTCCAAATATATAAGCCATATCTTTAGTAACATTAGTTACATTTTCACCACCTACACGATGATAAATATTATCATCTGATTCAATTATAAGTTGACCATCATCCATAATTTTACTTGCACCAAAACCCCAATCAATACCTCTTTTACCAGATGGTAATTTACATAAGTCTCCATCTGCACACCATAAGGTTAATCCTTTCATATCATTTCGTGTAACTTCCCCATTAGCACCTGGGGGTCCACGAGGCCCTTCTGGACCTTGTATACCTCTATCGCCTTGAGGACCTTGAGGACCAATAGGTCCTTGAGAACCTGGTTGTCCATCTATGCCAGCTTGACCCGGAGGTCCTTGTTTGCCTTGACCCATTATATACTTATAATAAATAAAAAAAATTTATTATATATAATTCCATTTTTTACAATTCTCTTCACACTCTTCATGATATACACATGTTGGTAAATCATCTTCCCAATGTGGTAAAATACTTTTGATTAAATAACTTAATTGATGTGTTCTAATTGAATCAGATAAACCTAATTTACCTTTAGAATCGTATATACAAGAATTACCAATTCTGCATTTAGTTTCTACATTATACCCCCATGTCCAACATAAGGTTCCACAATGACCATGCATAATACTATCTGCATTATGTCCAAACTGATATATTCTCTTATCTTTATTTTCATAGTTTAAGCCTAATAAATCTAAATAATGCTTACCACCTGGACTATCAAATGTAATAACCTGTTTATTATATTCTAGACCCAATAAAATAGATAAAAATCCACCTAATGAGTGTCCTGTAAAATATACATTGGAAGTTTCAAAATCAATTTCCTTTTTAATGTTTTCAATAATGATTGGTAACATAGTTATATAATTTTTGTCAATATCAAGTGATTCTTTATAACAACTTTTTTTACAATCGTATTTAGATGAATCATCATCTTCACAATATTCATTAAATAGCTTGCTTTCTTTATAAAAACAACAACTAAAAAATAGATTGTCATTAAATTTATCATTTGGTACAGTTGAATTAAATATACTTAAAAACATTGGTAAAAAGCTAATACTAGTACCTTTTATCGCTATAACATTATGAGTTTTACTTTCATCTGAAAATAAATAACCTCTTATATCATTCGGGTCTACCGATATATCACTTGTCAAGTTATAATCAACTTTCTCCCATTTAGAATCATTAGGTTCTAGATATGCATTATAACTCATCAACATCATATTCTTAATCGTATCATAAGTAATAGGTAAGTCATAATTACTAGACTGTGAAAAATGGTCAGGTATATCTAATTCAAACGTAGGACCAATATGACTTTGTATAGATGTGTACGGTCGCCGTAGCAAAAACGAGGAGGTGAATATTTTATTTAAGAACAGAGAAATCTTCATTAATAAAATAATGTTAATTATTTTTAAACTCATATTTTAGTAATAATAGAAGGTAGTTCACTAGTATATTTGGCGAAAAATTCGTTAATATTCATATGTCTATATGATATAAACTCAAATTGGTTACCCCCAATGTATCTTACAATCCAACCATCCGCGGCAGCTTTAAGAATACAAAAAAATTTATATATGAAATTCAAAATGATTTTCTTATGAGTCATCTAATATAAACAAGGATAATATTTTATTAGTTTGTTATTTAATAACGCGTTTAAAATACGTTAATATTATAAAACTAAAATAGTTATATATGTTAGTACAATTTAAACATAACTCATTATTATTTTCATTATGAGGAGAAAAAAGGACCATGATAAAGAAAATAATTCGAAGCGTAAGGCTTCGTACAATAAATCCTCAAAAGCCCAAAATTCTATATTAAAAATCCATGATGAAAAGATGAATGAGTTCACTAAAGCATCAACTGATAAAAAACTCAAAGAATTAAGGAGTTTGATTAATAAAAATTTAGAAGAGATAGATATTCTTAATAAGGAAGTTGCCTTAAAAAGAGTTAATAACAAGGGATTTGGTGATTTAAATTCAGAAAATTCATTAAAAGTTACAAGATTAGAAGAACAAAATAAAAATTTACAGAAAGAGATACATAATATTCAATCTGGTAATCTAATGACAGATTATATATTAAGAACTTGTAATCTCATAAATGATTATATTTCATTAGATGAACAAGAAAAAGAATTAATGATGAAAGATGATCAAAATGTAGAACAAGAGTTGTACGAAATAACTCAAAAGAAAAATGATATTGTCGATGAGTATATGAAAATTGTTGACCCCAATTACACATCATTTAGAAAGTCTGCTTGTAATCGTTCTGATATTTATTGTGAAAATTGTAACAGTATGTTAATACCAAGTGATGGATTTGCTGTATGTTACGATTGCGGAATGAGTAAACCTATGATACAAATTGCTGATGAACTTGGTTATAAAGAACTTCAAGAGATTGACTACAGACCACAGTTTACATACCAGAAAGAGACTCATTTAGAAGATTGGTTAAGGCGTTTCCAAGCAAAAGAACATAAAGAAATTCCCCAAGATATATTAGACAAGGTTGTATTAGAGGCTCATAAACAACGTGTGAAAGATTTAAGTACATTAACAGAAGCTCAGGTAAAGAAGTATTTGAAGAAATTAGAATTGAATGATTATTATGATAATGTCATTTCAATTATTAATAGAATTAATAAAAGACCTCCATTTGTTCTAACTCAAGAAGTTGAAACTAAAATAAAGGAAATGTTTCAACAAATTCAAGATCCTTTTGAAAAGTATAAAGACCCTAATCGTAAAAATATGTTATCATATAGTTATTTACTACATCATTTCTTCCTTATACTTGGTCTTCCTGAATTTAGTAAATATTTCTTCCTTCTTAAAAGTCCAGACAAACTACGTCAACAAGACCAGACATTTAAAAAGATTGTTGAAGAATTAGCTAAAACTGACCCAAAAACTCCCTGGAAATTTTATCCTAGTATTTAATACAAAGTTTAATTAAACAAACTTAATTAAACTAAAATTCAAATTCAAATTAAAGAATTTATTCAAATTAAAGAATTTATTCAAATTAAAGAATTTATTCAAATTCATAATGTTCCAATAAATTATCAATTTTATCTTTAGCACTAAGTGCTAACGTCCGTAAACTTTCGATTTCGCTACTATACTGTCTTATTTCTTCAGATAATTGAAGCTGATGTTTAATAATCTCATTTTCAAAATAAAAGGAGTTTACATTTTTATCAACGTTAAGTGTTAAAGCTTCTAACTCTTTAATATGTTTTGTAAGCTGATTATTAACATCTAATAGATGATTGATATATGTACTAGTTTGACTATTCATATTAGAGGAAAGGTCCTTTTGGATACCAATAAAGAATGTCTGTAAATCAGTTCTGAGAGATAAATCTTTATCATTTAAACTTGTTTTAACATCATTTTGTAATTGTATTACCATATTGCCTAAATTTTGGTTCATATTATTAAAGAGATTAAAAATGTCTGTTTTATTATGAGTATTATGTGTTTCACAACATTTTTTTAATGTTTCTAATAATTCATTTCTATTTTTATTATAAACTTCTTCTATAGCTAATCTTAACTTACTTTCCAAGCATTCTAAATAACGTATATTTTCCATAGAAGAATCACTAGAAGAATCAGATTGATTATCTTCACCACATACTATATTTTTATTTACACTTTCCAGTATAGAATTTTTTAATTCTAAGAGCTTATCATCTAGATAGTCCTTTAAATCATTATAAATTTTATTTTCTCGTGATTGACAGTCACAACAACCATCCATATATTTAAATGATTCAAACTTATTATGTAAAATATCAATTTTGTTTTCAAGATTATTAAACTTATTTAAGAGTTCAACAAGCTGATTATTTTTCTTAAATAAACTCATTTATAATATAATATATTGTATCTAGTTAAAAATAAATTAAAAAATTAACGTATTTTGCGTTAAACTTTCTAATTTATTTTAAAACGGAATTGTATATATAGTATGTCTAAAGGAAAAGGTAAAGCTATTGATTATTTAGTTGAAGACCCACCAGTTCCAAGTCAAAAATATGCGTTGATTAGTATTGTAGGTCCTCATATGAGACAAAAGTGTGATGTTTGGGGTTTAAAGATTCGTGGTGTTGCAGATTCTTTAGAGTCGGCTAAGGCTTTAACAAAACGTATTATGAAGCTTGATAAAGATTATGATATTTATACTGTCGATGTCGGTAAGTTCTTCCCACTTGCAGTTGAACCATACGATGTTTCTAATGTCGAATATGAGAATCAACAACTTAATGATCTCATTAAAAATTATCTTGAAAACAAAGAAAAGGCAAATGAACATTGGCATCATCGTAAACAAGAAATGATGAAAGAAGCTATTCGTGAGGGTAAGGCAGAAGGTCAACTTGAATTAGCTAATAAGAAGGAGCATCCTATTGCGGTTCTTCAAAGAATTCAAAATTTTGAAAACAAGTTTAAGGAAGAATCTGAAAGATTAGAAAGTTTAAAGGAAGATTTAAAATTAGCTCGTGAGAAGTTCGATTCATATACTCCAGAAGAACGTGCATTAGCTGATGCGGAACTACGAAGTGCCATTGAAAATAATGTAGAACCTAAAATCCCAGAAGAAAAACAATTAACTATTGAAGAAATTAGAAATGAAATTATGCAAGAAATGGAGGACGAATCTGCTCAAGATGATATTACAGATACTTTAGGTAAATTAAAGTCATTAGAAGATGAAATTAAAGAACTTGAATCCACTTTATCATTAATTGATAGAGAAAATTCTCCTTCTGTGTTCAATACTTTAGACAAACAATTATATAATCTTAGAGAAAATCATTCTTCTTTAAAACTAAAACTAAATGCAGGTAATGCTGTCAACTCCTATATTAATAGTAATTATACAGAAGGTAAGCATGACAGTTTATTTGAATAAATAAACTTGACCAGTTTATTTGAGTAAATTATTTGATAAATTTATAGATTTTTAATAAATTTTTATTTTATTGTTCAATAATAATAATCATTAGATGAGTGAAAACAATAAAATAAATATGTCCGAGACATTACAACTAGCATCTAAGTATATCTTACAAGGTCTCGCTATAGCATTAGCTGCTTATTATGTACCTTTAATGTATAAAACAAGTTTGAGAAAACCTACTTTTAATGAAATCTTTTTAATTTCTATTACAGCTGCATTTACAATGTTTATACTAGACCAGTTTACAGCACCTGTAGGTTTTGGTGCTAGATTAGGTGCTGGATTTACCATAGGTCAGAAATTAGTGACTCTTGTTTAAGAATTAACCAATATCTTTTTAACATGGTAAAGATTATTTTTAAAACTACTTTTATGAACAGGCATTTCATATAATTTATATAAATCTAAATTTACATAAATAGCGTTCATTTCTTCGTCCGATATACGTCTATATGCTCGTCTATATAACACATGGTCAATACATGTTCTATCATATTCTTGACGAGAATAAGTTATATAAACTATATTCTTTGACAAGTCAAATTGTACATTTTTACTCATTTAACCTAATATTAAATACAAATAAAAAAAATATTAATTCTCTTTTTGAATAAAATTTAAATCAATTTTTATTCAAAATTTAGTTGAAATTTAATCTAAATTATAAAATGGATTTTTACTTAATTGTTGTTGTGCTAATCTACCATCAATACGGCTATTCTCAACTTCACCATATTTATGGAATATAGGTTGTTGGAATCCAATAACTTCTTTGGAAGGAATGACTTGTTGAGTATTTACATTTTCAATACGGTCTTTAGCTCGTTCCTTTAGTAACATATTTGGAGTAGATTTAATTTCACCTACTGTACCTACACCTCCTGAAATAGAACCTAAAGTAGATTTACGTCCGCTTGGTCTAGTACCCTTGATAATGATTTCCTTCTTCTCGGTAATTTCTGCATTATGATATTTAGTTCTATTTTCAGCTGTTTGCGTATGTGCCTTACCAGAACCTCTGTAATTTTCTACATGAACTGCATTTCTAACCTTTTGTGGGTCTTCAAATGTAGAACGTACCATATTAGTTTTATGAGATGCATCTGCATTACCACTATATGCATTATCTGAAGTAATTTCCTTATTTGTAGTTTTAGCTGTATATTTAGCAATATTATAACCAACTTGGTCCTTTTTATTAGCTTGACCTCTATAATCTTTGTAAATAAGAGTTTCTTTATTTGTTGTCTTTAATGAATAGTCAGTCATACCTGTGTTTTTATCTCTTTGAACAGCACGTCTAATATTACCAGAGTTATCACGTTTACCTACTAATGTTTCTTTAATAGTAATTTTAGCTTTATCTGGTAAAGATAATCTCTGACCAGTACCACTTCTATTTACATTTAATGTTTGGTATTCATTTGTTGTCTCTCTTTCTAATTCTGGTAAATTATAGCTATCTTTACCATAATCATTTACACCAGGAATTTGACTACCACGATTTCTTTCAGTATCAGAACGTAATTGTGTTCGTTTAGGTGCTTGGAAAACAGATGAAAAATCTAATTCGTCTGCATTATCCAAACCTTTTAATCTTGGCCCAGATGCCAATGATTCTTTAGCTACTTTAGCACCATAATACTCAATATTTTGGTCTTGTCTAGAGGTGGCTGCTAGATTATCCAAATTTTCTCGTTGTTTATTAGCAACAACAGCACCTGTACTTGTAAACATTCTATCAGGTCCAAGAGTATAATGGGTTTCTGGTCTATTTTTAGCTACAGGAGTAGTTGGCGCACGAACGGAACCAATTTGACCAGCTTTTGTACGGCCTTCATAACTAACTTGCGCCTTGCTTGCCACTCTTAATTGGTCAATACTAGGTTGGAAGTTTTTACTTAAAGGATTATCAAGTGTACCAGCTATAGGAGCTGCAATACGTTCTTCATAAAATGGTTTTTCACCTTGTCTAAAAGCAGATGGGATAAATCGAGAAGTATCAATATTATCTGTTAATAAAGGAGTTCCTGAAATATCTTGTTGCATAGGAGAAAATCTAGGACCAACTTCTTGTTTATGAATATAAGTAGAAGTATTACCGGTAAAATTATCTAATGTAGATACATTTGTGAATGTTTCAATATTTTGTTTAATATTACTACCAAAAAATGGTACCATATTTGAATGTTCACGTTCAATTGGCTGACCAGTTAATAAACTTACATTTTGACCACTGAATGCACCAGCTCCGAAATTTGAGAAACGAGTTTCGTTGTCGTTAACATCTAAGTTGGATGGATTAAACATTGGTCTATCTTGGATTTTCTTTGTTTGTACTTTGAATATGTTATCTCTACGATTATTATCATCAATTTTTGCTAAATCACTAGAAGAGGCTTCCTTTAAATTTACATTCAATATAGTATCATTTCCTACAGAACTATAACTATTATAAATTGGTGGTAAAATACCAGTAAATGCAGGTTTCTCAGCGTCTTTATAATTTTGTAAAGAACGGTCTAACACTTCATCATTAGATGCATTTACTTTATCTGAATTATAAATGTTTAAAGAGTTTGGTTTTTCTAATTCAGACATTTTAGTAATCTCTGGGTCTTTTTCGTTGAGATTTCGAATATTTTCTTGAGAGCGGGGCGTTTTATCTTGTAGATAATAGCCTGCAGCTGTTATTAATCCAACTAATGCTATTGTTTCCATAATTATAATAATACAATATAAAAAATATTTTAATTTGTCTTATTTTAATTATAATAAATATACTTTTTTTATAAGATAATATTAGAATGATGAAGAGATGTTCATCCATTAAATCAGGTGGGGCTGGTGGATTAAAACGCAGTCAATCATATTATGAATCCACACCTGAACAAGATAAACTCAATATGAAATTGATTGAAAAATTACAATTAGATATACCATCAATTCAAGATATAAAAGAATTATTAGACGCAGGTGCAAACCCTAATATAAAACATCCATATGTAAATACCTACACTACTATTACAAATGTAATTAAAACTAAAAATGGTCCTGAGATTTTACAATTGTTATTAGAATATGGTTTAGACGCAAACCTACAAGATACACAAGGGTATAATAATGGAGAAACACTTTTACATTTTGTTATTGGATTAAAAAATTTAGATTTAGTTAAATTACTTATCAAACATGATGCTTTAATTAATTTACAAAATAATGATAAAGAAACACCTCTTATTAAAGCAGTTAATCGAAAAAATACAGAGATTGTTAATTATTTATTAGAAAAAGATGCTGAACCTGGTATATTAACAAGTTCTAATATAACCGCTCTTCATATAGCAGCTTTCCAAAATTCAATTGAAATAACAAAGTTACTTATAAGATATAATGCAGATGTAAATGTTGGTGATGCACATGGGTTAACTCCAGTAGTATATGCTATATCTAAAAATAATATAGATATTATTAAAATTTTACTCCCTCATTGTAATGCGGCGAGTATTGTTATGGGATTAGAACAAGCATTTTCTAAAAGAGATTTGAATATGGTCAAATTACTCGTTGAACAAGACACTTTTGATTTAATATATGATAATCAAGAATTACTTTTAGATACCATGAAAATTATTTTTGAGCAATTTTTACAAACATTTAGTGATTACGATTTAGAGATTATTAAGTGGTTAATTAGTTATATCGGGAAGTATCCTTTTGGTGTTTTAATGGAAGGTGAACAGAATGTATTAACTGAATTAATGTACATTTATTCCTCAGATGTTAAAAAAATAGAGTTTCTTATAGAATTAGGTGCTAATGTAGAAAGTATTCACCCAGATACAGGTGATACATCTTTAATTGTAAGTGCTAAAAATCCTTATACAAATATAGAAATTGTGAAATGTCTTTTAAATAATGTAAAGGGGTCTAAATCTGATTTCATAAACCATGAAAATAATGAAGGAGAAACGGCCTTAACTTTATTTGTAAATTTTGCAGATAATATTATTAAATATTTATTAGATAATGGCGGAGATATCAATTATAAAAACAAATATGGTGAAACTTTTTTTATGTACGCATCTAAATCTTCAACTGATATTGAATACTTAATAAAGAAAGGTGCTGATATTAATAATCAATCTCTTAACGGAGAAACTCCATTAATATGGGCTATTAAGGATGAAAATGATACAAACGTTAAAATTTTACTAGAAAACAATGCTAACTTAGCCCTTGAAACTGTAGAACATAAAAATGCTTATCAAATTGCATTAGAATTAAATAATTCCACAATCTTAAGATTATTAAGTGAACATATAATGGAAAATCATATAGATATGAATCCTAGATATTATAAATATATAACTAAATATACTTCTGATAATAGATTTATTTGGAAAGAAGCATGCCAGACACGTGATAGATACGAAGTTCAAAAATATAAAGATTTACTTCACATTGAAGAAACAGATGTAGATGACGTATGTGAAAGATTAGATGTATATGAAAAAAAATTATCAGATAATAAACAAAATAATATTACAAAATGCGTAAATTCTGATAACCTAGATGGTAATGATATTCAAGATATTTATCCAGAAAATTTTTATATGTATCAAGAAAATGGAACTACTTATTGTGAAGATATACGCACATTATTTAAATTATTAAAATCATTTAAGAAAAGACAACCTCCAAAACCTGCAGAAAATCCATATACAGGTAAACCATTATCTGAAGATATTATTAAGGATATTGAAGAAAAGTATAAAATATATAATACTATATCAACGGGTAAACAAATGGATGAAATAGTTACTCCAATAACACCATCTTCAAAAGATATATTGTTAGGTCAGATGTCATTCTTTTATAATATTATGAAACAACTTTCGACTAAAGACATGTTTTTGAACTCTCAAACTGATAAACTAGATAGTTTTATACAAGAGTTAAAAGATATTCAAGTGTATGGTAATGTTATATTCAATGATATAGAATTACAAAAACTTAAAAATGATGATCTGAATAAGTATAAATACCAACTAATACAATTATTATTATCAAAAGTTTTAGCTGATAAATATAAATATGTAGAGGGAGAACAAATTATTTTTCCTACAAGAGAAGCTATTCAACAAGTATGGAATAAGATTTTTAAATAAATTAAGGGCCCGAAGGCCCTATTTTTTTTTTTATAATTTTATATTTTGATTTTTTTTGAAGTTTGCTATTTTAATTTTTTTTTTGAATTTAATTTTTATTAGGTTATTGCCATCCAATAAGAGTTTTAATAACATTTTTATCAAGTGAATTTACTTTCTTTGTGACTTCCTCTAATGTGATAATAGTTCCTTGCTTTTTATATTGACCATGAAGTTGTTTCAATGTCCTGTAGAGCTTATGAGTCTCTTCTACTGTAATATTATGTTTAATATGACTTTGATAATATAGATTATGAACTTCTTTGTAGAGTTTGTTCATACAATGTTTAATCATCGCAAAGGTCATCTTATATTCAGGATAGTTGGTTTCAAGAATTTGAAGTTTGTCTGGTTGTTCAAGCAATTCAAGGTATCGCATCCTAATTAGAGGAACATTACCTCTAACTTCTTTAATTTGAGTATAGTGATTAAAATCATATTGACATAGTTTCCATGAATTATTCGATGCATCAAAGAACTTGAGAATAACACCTCTTTTATCAGAAAGATAATAATCATCTAGTGGATAATTAATGACAGATGATACATCAATATTTTTTGTTCGTCTAATACAACGACGTGGGTCTTCATTATAAAAGTAATTTGTAAAATCTTCTTGTTTTGTCTCATTATTAATACGACCAATATAAATGAGATTGTTATATTTATGATTAACTACGATACGGTTTTCCTTATGAATCAAAATAAACAAATATGTATGGTTTTTATCCAAATTATCAACTGTGTAATTAGATGTATTGAAAATTTCCCAGAACATATCGTTAAATGTTTTATCGGAACTCCAATAACTTTTACGTGCATCAATGCATCGTGTAGTTGCAGTATACCATGTATCATTATAATTATACAAACGAATAACTGTTCCGTCTTCACAATATTCCATACGGAATCGGTTATACCTTGACTTCATATCTTCAATTTGATTGATTTGAGAATCATCATTATTAATATGAATAAACTTATTTTGAGACATACAAACAATCTTATTCGTTTCCTTTTCAAGAATAAGACCATTGCATTCAAGTTGCAAGGGTGAAAGCTCTGAAGTTTCACGGTTAGCTACAAGCAAATACAAGTTCTTCAATTCATCTTCAGTAGATTCACGAACTTGAATTCCTGATTCAATAGCAATTTCCTTAACTTGATCAAAAGATTCAGAATTTTTAATTAAGTGTTCAATATTATCAATTGAAACAAAAGTAGTAAGCTTAGATGAGTTAATTTGAGCCATGGTAAGTTAATTAGATTGTTGTAATTTCTTTTTATACCATTTATAATTCATTTTTTTTTTACTAAATTAGTTAATAATTTTTTTATAAACTAATTATAACTAACAATGGACAACCAAACATTATTGTTACTTTTTGCAGGAATTTTAGTATTCTATTTCTTTATATATAAAGAAGATTTTACAAATACATGTGATAAAGACCTTTGTAATACTAAAATGAGAGAATTTGTTGTTGATAACAACTGGTCTTTTAACAACTCTTCTGTTAAGTTTAAAGAATGTAATGCATGTAAAAGTAGATGGTATAGGTCTAGCGAATATAAGACCAGTGATGATGGTAAAACCTGGGTTAAACATTCAAATGTTAGAGATGCATATAGTGATATAGAAATTTAAAAAGTGATGAATCTATCAATACTATTATTTGTTACAACAACAGATGATTGAACACGTGTTTTAACTTCTTCTAATTTCTTATCGTCTAATGCATTTGTTTGTGGAGTATATTGCTGCTTTCCAAATAGATTTTTATTAACTTTCTTGAGATTCTGTAAATCAACTTCTTCTACATAATCTCTTGATACATACATTGGATATTCAACCATTCTATATACTTTTCTTTCCTTAGTAGAATTTCTGAATTCTTCGATGGTTAAATGACCTCCGAACATTTTTAAAGTACATCTTGGTGGAGCTTTTTCTAATGGTTCATCTATAAAAGATGCTAAAGATTGAATATATTCATCTTTATACTCCTGATTATCTTTAAATAATTCTTGAACATTCTTATCATTGTATAACATTTTAATATAATCATCTTTTAAGTCAATACTATATCCTCCAGTTAGTTGTTTATATAGATGAGTAATCATTGATTTAGATTTAACACACATTTTAGTATCAGATGCTAACATACATGCAAAACTACAATACACTCCTTTTACTCTGAATTTATTAATTTTACTATTATATTCAAATGGCATTCCGATAGGAATAGAATCAAATTTATGACAACACCACCAACAACATACATCTGTTTTATCAATCCATTCAGATGCTTCGATATATTTATCTAAAATCATAAAAACACCCTTTTTCTTAATATCATCATATGATTCTTTCTTTGCAATAACTTGTTTATTATCTTTTACCTGTTTATTTACATTATTAAGTAATTTTGATAATAGATTATCATCATTGTGTAGATTTTCAAGATTTTTTATTAATTGATTATCCTGTTTTAATCGAGATTCTAGACGCTTTTCATATAATTCTTTAATATCCATATTTTCACTACTTTCTATATAGTCACATAAAATATCATTATCATCATCTTTTGAAAATATTTTTTGGTTATCATCACTATCACTACCACTACCACTACTATCATCACTACCACTTTCATCACTTTCTTCGTGTTCATCATTTTCATCATCATTTTCATTATCTGAATCGTCAAACGTTCTTTTGCCAGTTTCTAAGTGAGAGATTTTAGTGCCAAAAATTGTATCGTCTTTGTTGTATTCACTTTTTAATACATCATAAGTAATGGTTTTTTTCATTGCATCTTCATCCTCTTTAATATCCAAATGTAAGATTGATTTATCGTTATCATAAATTACTGTTGTTAAAGGAATCTTCTTTCGAATAGTCGAACTAAAAAATTTGAGTGCAGCTTTTCTACCACGTTTCTTCTTTTGTTTAACTTCTTCCTCTACTTTTTCCTTCTTCTTACGTCCACGTTTCTTTTTTTCTTGTGGTACTGCTGGTGTATTCTCATTTTCAATAGGATTTTTTCTTGGACGCCCCTTCTTTTTTTTTACTGAAATATTTGCATTCTCTGGTACTAGTTCAATGTTTTCTTTCATTTGAAGAGTTGTTGACATATTATAAGCTAAATCTTAATTCAATTATTTATAATTTCATAATCAATTTTTATTTATATATCTTTTTTTAAAAACTTTTTTTAAATGTTAATATTAAATAATGTCAAACGATACTTGTCCAAGTTTATTAGATACTTTAGGATTTCTTAAATTTCCTGACATTCCAAACATCAACATCGATAATACTATCCAACCTAAACTTGACGAAATTAATGCCTTAATTCAATCTTCAGAACAACAATCTGATTCTCAAGATTCCGCCGATTTTACTATACCACCTCCTGAAACTGACACAGAAGAAATAAGTGAACCACCATCTGAAGTAGTAGATGAAGTATCAAGTGGCGTATTAGATGAAGCAACATCTATGGAACCACAAGAATCTCAAGCACCTTCAGCTGAAGACCAAACTGGATTTGATGCTATGTCTAGTATGTTAGGACCTTCCGAACCTCAAGCTGAAGTATCAAGTGAACCAGAAACCTCTGAACCTGAATCAAGTGAACCTGAATCAAGTGAACCAGAAACCTCTGAACCTGAATCAAGTGAACCAGAAACCTCTCTACCTGAAACTAGTGAAGCTCCTTCTGAACCTGAATCCAGTGAACCAGAATCGGAACCAGAAACTTCTGAAGCTCCTTCTGAACCAGAAACTAGTGAACCTGAAACTAGTGAAGCTCCATCGGAACCAGAAACGTCTGAAGCTCCATCGGAACCTGAAACTAGTGAACCAGAAAGTTCTGAAGCTCCATCGGAACCAGAAACTTCTGAACCAGAAACTAGTGAAGCTCCTCCTGAACCAGAAACTTCTGAAGCTCCTTCTGAACCTGAAACTAGTGACGCTCCTTCTGAACCTGAAACTAGCGAACCAGAAACCTTTTATGATGCAAGTGAAGATTTAAATACTGAAGACCTTCTTAAGACAGCAATCCCCAACAAACAAGATGGTCAAGGTAGACGAAGAAAATCAAAGAAATCAACAAATGTTAAACGTAAATCAAAGAAGTCAACAAGTGTTAAACGTAAATCTAAGAAATCAACAAATGTTAAACGTAAATCTAAGAAATCAAAGAAGTCAAGCGTTAAACGTAAATCTAAGAAATCAACAAATGTTAAACGTAAATCTAAGAAATCAACAAGTGTTAAACGTAAATCTAAGAAATCAACAAGTGTTAAACGTAAATCTAAGAAATCAACAAGTGTTAAGCGTAAATCAAAGAAATCAACAAATGTTAAACGTAAATCTAAGAAATCAAAGAAGTCAAGCGTTAAACGTAAATCAAAGAAGTCAACGAATGTTAAGCGTAAATCTAAGAAATCAAACTAAACTAAATTATAAAACTAACTATATTTTATGAATGATTTAAAATATAGTTTAAATATGTATCACTTTGAATCATGACAAAAAAGATGTTTTGTACCAGAACTAATATGTGTTTTTTCCATTTGTTCAACAAATTCCCAAACAATATTTCCTTCTTCGTTAGAATAATAAACCTTCCTAATACCCAGCTTCGACAACTTCTCTATACATTGAGTACACGGTCGAGAGTTTCGTAAAGCGAGGTTCTTATTAATTCTGATAACTAGAATATCCATACCACGAACCTTTTTTTTAGGGAGTTTTTCAAATACAGTAATTTCTGCATGCATAGTTTTATAATATGTTTGGTCATTAAGTTTAATCTCTTTTACAAATTTATTAGCTCCAGATGAGTAAATCGTATCTCCAGACATGAGCGCAGCTGCATGCTTATAATAAACAATCGATTCAATAGCAATCTTCTTCAGCAACCGAATCGGTTCCTCAAACCTATGGTTATACATACTATCAATTACTTCCATTAAATCTTCTACAAAATTATAATAAACTAGAAATTTTCATTTTTTTTAAAGTATTAAATGTTAATATATGTTTCTTTTAATTCCAAGTTAAACCCTGCATGACTGTCCTTTTCCCATATATTTCTAATATCTAAAATTACTGTATTATATGTTATTCCAACATGTGGGGGTTTAAAATCTTCCTCTACATCATTAAAAAAGCTTGAAATTAAAAATTTATTATTCATATTAGGTAGATAACATTTTATATAAAAATAATCTCCTTTTTCATAGAAAAATGCTGATATATTATCTATTGGATTATACGCTTTTTGTTTGTAAAAATTAATAAGAGATTGGTTAATATTTTTGAGCATTGTATACAATGTAAGATTATCATATTTCTTAAACAAAAATGATATATTTTTCTTTGAAGCATCCACCCATGTTACTTTTGGATTATACAATTTAAGGCTAATTGTTGGTGTGAAAAAATAATTTTTACCTGCTTTTCGTTGATATTTTTCAACCATAGTGATTGTATTAGTTGATATTAAGTCATTAATAATTTCGGAATTAAGAATAAATCTTCCAGACATAATTATTAATAATAAATAAAATTTATTCAGAATTTGTACTTGTTCTACAACAATTTCTACAACTTGGACATTTTGTACTTTGTTTTGTTAACCATTCTTTTATACAGTCTTTATGATATATATGACTGCATTTTAATTGTATTAAAGATGTTTGTTCTAATTCATCTTCTGTTAAATCTTCTAAACAAATATTACATTGTTTACCAGTAATCAATTCCTTATCTGTAACTAAATCTAACTTATCAAATTCATCTTCCGATAATGTTACTTTAACATCTTCTAAATCTTGTAAGTTCTGTTCCATAAAATGGTTAAAGTTTGTAAATAAAGAAGTTAATATTGTATCTGTTAAATTTTGTCTATTTAAACCGTCAAAAGGTGACCATGTAGGTGTATTTGTTGGACCAAGTGGCCAGATAGATGTCTCCATCCATTCATAATCAGGGTGTCTTTGTGGTTGCCTATATGGTTGTCTGTATCTAGCATCACTTAATAAGTCATTTTCATCGTCACTAAAACTTGTAATTCTAATACGAGAAGGAATATTCAATGGAGGCAAGTCTCCATGTAAATGTGGAGATGATACTCTAGGTAATTCAGTTGAACGTCTCAAACGTCGTTGACTACGTATATAATTTCTTTGTTCCTGAGGATATAACTCCATTGTGCGTCGTAATAAGTATGCGTTCTGAACAATGCTTTGATTAAGTCGAAATTCAGGAGTGTTTTCATACTCTCTAGTAAATGGAATTTCATTTACTTCTTCTACAAAATGTTCAAATAAGTCGTGAATGTCATCGTCCCACTCCATGCGATTTATAAAATCACGTATATAATTCATACTATTATTATTAAGTAATAATAAAAAATTTTCAATTATTACTTAGCGCAAAAAATAACAAAATTTATAAATCTGTTAATTTAAACCGTTTATTAATACTATCCTCATTTACATAATCTTTTGAAGTTATCAAATTATTGTCTAAAGCAGCCTGAATAAGTGATTGGTCTCCATACATATATTGATACTGTAATACCATTTGTTTATCTTGTTCTAATTTTTGTTTCATTTCTAATTCTTGTTTTTCTAATAAAAGTTGCTCTTGTAATCTAAATCCTTGTTTACCAGACCCTCCAGTATTTAGATTCATATTTCTATGTTGCATTTGTAGTTCCAGTTGTTTTTGACTTTCACTCTTAGTTAATGGTTTAATTTTTTTAGAAGTACTTGCTTCAAAGTTTTCAGGTACTTGTATTTTTTGTTCAGGGTTTTTAGCAGATGCAAATGATTTTTTATAATCAGAATAACTTGAGTCATAATAACCTACACCTGTTTGACCATAGTTGTCACCCACTATCATAATACCATTATAACTACTTACATTTGCCACACCATTCAAATCACCTCCATTATATCCATTAAATCCATCCGTTGTTTTATGATACACCCCAACTTCCATATTATTACCATGGTTTTGTTGTTGATACTCAAAGGCTTTGTTAAATTCATCTCTATTAAATTGTTTATTATTAAATAATTGATATGGTTTATAATTAAAATTATCATATTCCTTTGTATCTGATAACCGTGGTTCTACCTCATAACCATAATCATTTGGATTCTTAATATGCATTTTATCAAACTCTTTATTAAATAAATCTAACTCGTCAGAATTATCTATACTTTTTGGGGTTAATGTTGTGTTATTATATACATCAATACGTTCTCTATTTTTAGAATGATTTACAGAACGCTTTTTATTAATAATATATTCATAAGATTCTACAAGAACCTTGAAATGTAGTTGTGCTTGCTTAACTTTATTAGGGTCCTTTGTTTTTATCTTGTCTGGATGCCACATTTTAGCCTTTTTTCTAAAAGCTTTTGTTATAAAGGCCTCATCGTCATTAGGAACCACATCTAGCATAAAATAAGGATTAAATGTTTCGCCATCAACAATAATTTTGTCCATGTTTATTAATATCATTTAAAAATGATATTAAAATTAAACGAAATTTATTCCTGGATATTTCACTTATAGATGCACATTGTATATATATTTTCTTAAATTTTCTCTAAAATTTTCATGTAATAATTCATGACTAATATTTAGTTCTTTTCTAGTGAGCATAGTATCATCTGAATCAATATAAACAAGTTCCTTCTTTAATATATTACCGTTAATTAAGAATTTCAAGTGGTCATAATTAAGGTCTAAATCTGTAAGATTATGGAACAAACTTTGTGTTACATCATCTAATACAAGATATTTTACATCTTCTTGGAAATACTTAAATAAAGTAATAATATTATTTCGTTTACAATCTAATTGTCTCCACACCAAATAATTCAATGCTTCAAATTCTTTGTTAAATTCAGCATATTTAGCATGAATTGTAAAATCAAAATCTAAATTTCTTTTAGTAAATTCCTTTATAAATTGACGTGTGACAAAACTTGAGATTGTTGTTAAAGTTTTTGTTACATTACCATTATATAAATCAGGATAATCTGAAGTGTTATAAAATACAAGATGAATTTCGTCATTAAATGAATAAATCATACGTGGATTAAATCTGTCATAACATTCCTGAGATACCTTTAAAAGTGAAATATTATACTCGTGCCAATCATCTATCTTTTCTTTCACTGATGATTTCTTAGTATTTAAATATTCTAAAATTTCCTTAGATTTTAAGGAAATAATATATGGTTGGTATTGGGAAAATTCAGTACCATTATATGTATGAAGGAGGTCTTGCATTCTATTTTTTAGTGACTGATTGCTTAGAGTCTTTTTGATGTACATTAAAAAGGAATCCATTATAACTTGTAATTAGTTATAATAAATATATTTTCATTTTATTTTTACCACACTACAATATATATTAAACAAAATAAGTCCAGACAGTTTTTACACTATCTGGACTTAAATTGTTAAAATGTTAATGTTTAATTAAACCTTGCTAATAGTTTAAACATTTCAAAATCTCCTTTAGCAATGTCGTAACAATCATCGCCTAAAGAGTTTCTTTTATATTTATCTGCACCATTTCTCAAAAGAATTTCAACTAATTCATAATTCTTTTCTTTCACAGCTGTATGTAATACAGAATCTCCTGTATCTTGTAATTTATTTAAAACACTCGATTGAAAATTACTAATCAATTCATAATTACGATATTTAATGATTTGTTTCAAAATAATTGGAGATTCGTACATGTTCAATGGGTCCGACATAGACGTAATATTTCTAACTTGTTTTAGGTTAGAAAAAATTTGTCTAGAAGACACTGGTTGTTGAAAAAACATACGTTGATACGAAATATTTTTAACTTGTTGACGACTGACTTGACGACTGAAGGATACGATACGTAAAAGATGCATTGTTAAAAGGTAATTACTAGTAAAAATTTTTAAAAATTCAATTTTTTATATAAATATAATTCTATTTAAAAGTAACTCATATATAAAAATATAAATGGATACTTGTAATTGTGATTATAATTCTTGGAGTAATTTATACTTTACTCATCTTTTTACTACATTAGGTCAACTTAGTGCGGTGTTACTTAGTGGCTCAGTTGCCGTTCCAATGGTCAGTTATTATTCAAAAAGTTTAATTAAATTTTTCTCTAATAAACAAGCTACTAATATGACAGTAGGTGTTAAAGCTTATGTAAAAAATGAAGGTGAAGAGTGGAAAAAAGCCTTTAAGAATAATTAATTTTTCTTTTTTGGAGTTCTAGGTTTTCTCTCTTTCTTAGGTTTTTGAGACTTTTGAGGTTGTGAATTTATATTTTTCACCTTTTCTTCTTCAAGTTGTTTATCTCGAATCGAAAACAAATCTTCCCCTATATCTTTACCATTAACTTCTTTGAATTGCATCATTTTTATTTAATATAATGCAAATTTTTAAATTTAGAATTTAAACTTAAAAATTTCAATTTTAATTAATTGTTAGTACTTTTTTTCTACTTACTTTTTTTGGTTTTACTTCTTCAATTTCATTAATTATATTTTTAGACGTTTTGATTGCATATTGTTCTAATATAATATTTATATCACCTTTACTGATATCGTATTTCTTATATTCTACCCTTTGCTTTAGTAAACTATGCGTTTTTATGTAATCTAAAAATGGACCTTCAGCATATTCTTTACTTTGTTGAATTAATTTACGTCCAACTGCTGTAACAATACTTCCCAATTCTTTAAGAATTAAATTACCTTGACCTCTCCCTAAAAATCCATATGTAGAATTCAAGGAGACCTTAATAGCTAACTGTGTAGAATTTAAAATATCTTCAAGAAGTTTATTACCTTCTTCGGAAGCTTTAGCCATTTCTTTTTTAACTTTTTTACGTTCTGCATACAATTCTTCAAGTAAAGCTGGTAATACACCTTGATTAATTTTTACTTTTTCTCCATCTATTTCTTCATAATGCGGTTGCACAACGACATAATTATAACTTACATCTTTTTTCTGAAACTTTTCACTTTCATCTCTAGTTGACTTAATAGGGTCATGTACTCGACAATAATAACGAATACGGTCAAGTTCTGTTGTATCAAATAAATCTATAGACTGATTAAATTGTGTTAATTCTTTTTCCTTCGTTCTAATTTTGGGTTTCATCTTTTTAATTTCTTCTTTATCCTGTAAATTATCAAACTTATTTCTAAGTTCTTCAAGTTCACTTTGTAGATGAGTTAATTCTTGTTTTTTAGATACTTCGAAATATGCTTGTTTTCCACATACAACTCCTTTATTTTTGCCACTTTTACCAATTCCTTCACATGTATGTTTTAATGTATATTCAATACGGTCATCCCATTTAATACGCTCGTATCTAACTTTATCACCTTGAAACTCTTCCTCAAATATACCTTCTTGTTCAGATTGAGGCATATAATTGTCATCTAAAATAAACGTAGAATAACATAAGTTTCTACTAATCATAATTGTAGGATACAAACTAGCAAAATCTAAAACTGCAATATTCTCATTATACATACCAGGAGTTGCATCTAATACTGTAGCTCCTGTAAAACTTGTATCAACCAAGTCTTCCCCATTACTTAGACATACATTTTTATGTTCAATTCCTTTATAATTACATTTTGCTGTAAATTGTTCTGGTGTTTCTAATTCTGTATTACATAATACTACAAAAGTAGTTGAATCAACTATTTCATTAATTTTACCATTTAGTGATAATAATTTTCCATATGAATTCTTATTTCTTCCACAATTAATTGTTATGTAATCTCCAATATTTTCCAAATCAAGCTCGTGTTCATCCTTTGTTTTAACAATAATCGGGTAGGAGTCTTCATTAAAATTAGTATGAGGTACTAAAAAATCCATTTGTCGTGCTTTACGCAATAACTGTGAGAAAACTTTGATTGTTTGACCTCTTGTTGTTAAGAATCCAATAGGGACGAATGTAACATTTGCCAACTGAATAATTGTAATTAAAATAAGTTGTTTGTCAACTAATTTTTGTAAAAGTTCCGTATCTTGAATACAATACTCTCCAATAATTCGTATTTTTTCAGGAGTTCCTTCGTCATAATAGTCGAATATTTGTTTTGCACTAACATCATGTTTACCTTCCTTTAAAATTTCATTTGCAATAAAATCAAGCTTATAACTTGGATACTTTTTCATACCACGCTTGTAATGAATAAGTAAATCATAGTTTAAACGCCCAGGTATATAAAATCTAACAAAATCAGAATCACCATAGGCACTCGAACTAAACGTTTCTTTTTTACATACAGTAGACACATTATTTAATCTACTTAATCTACTCATAAAATATTCATCTAAATTATACAATTTTGCACGTTCATAAAAATATCTACAATCGAAAGTATCCCCATTATATGTGTACATAATATCAGGGTCCATTTTAGATATAAGTTCACACCACCTCTTAATTAACTGCTTTTCAGTTTTACATTCTTCTACAATAATAGAATCATCATTAATCTTTTCACATTTCTTTAATGTCAATAAATGTTTAACTAACGTATTTGGTTCTTTATAATATTTAAATGTAGTTGCTACTTGATAAATAACATTTGGATAATCATTTCCTACTTTCTTACATGGGTCCGGGAAAGTTCTATCACAAGAATATGTCTCAATATCCCAACTAGCTTGTAATAAATTAGCTATATCTTTTTTATCACGTAAACTAACTATATCCTTCCAATTAATTGATACTTCTAGTTGAGTTGAAGATGAATTTTCTATGTATTCAATTTTATTATGAGGTAGTTTAACCCATCCTGCCATTAAAATATCTTTAATATGACAAAATCTCATAAATGGTTCAAAGTTACTCTCGTATAATTTATACTTCATAGCTTTACTATTTATACCTGGTATAATAACAGGATTCTTGAATATATACTTACTTTTATTCATAGCAGTATAATTATCAAAAACTAAACGAAGAAATTTATACTTCTTACCATTTCTAAACCCAAACAAATCCTTTTTCTCAATCACTCTACATTTATCTTTTAATAAAGAATCTGCATAAGATACATACTTACCATTTATTTTTACTTTGGATAACTGATAACTTTTCTTTATAAAATCTATAAATAAATTCATCTGGGATTTGTTAAATTTGTCATGTACTTTAATGAAATAAAATGGTGTAAAACTATGAATATTACACGTAATAGATAAACCATCTTTAGTTACACCAAAACATCTCATCATATATTTATCATGACTTTTAGCGATACCGTCTTCACTATCATTATCATTATCATTTTCACTGTCACTGTCAAAATCATTACTTTCATCTTGTGTATGCCATTCTATAATTTGAAATTCAATATCATCTTTCTTTGAAAGATTATTTTTAATATAGTTTTCTTTATAGTATGTTTCCATTACTTCTAAAATAATATAACTTATTATATTATTTCATTTTTTAATTATGATATCACCGCAATTATACAATCCTAGTGATTATAATGCTACTTGAAATAGGAGTTTCACTAGCTATAGGTGAGGTAAAGTTAATTGTTTCATTACCAGCAGAGCTTCCAGCAACTTGTAATGTAAATGTTTGACCGGAAGTAACATTCATTATAAACGAATTAGTCCATTCTTGATTTATTGATGTAGATTGAAAATTTTGTGTATTAGCACTTCCTATAATTTCATTACCATTAATAACTCCTCTAGTTGTACCAACTCTTGAACCTCCAGTAGCAGACATAATAACTATATATGACACAAGATATTTTCCAGATTGATTACAGGTAAAGTTACCTGTTGTTGAATTATATGTCCACCCATTTAATTCAGGTAAGTTTGTAAATTTAATAGTTTCAAATGTATTTGCACCTACAACAATTTGTGTATCTGTTTTAAATCCCCATACGTAATTATTATTAGTAACAGCAGAGCCCATAGGTCCTGAGGGGCCAGTCGGGCCCATGGTTCCAGTTAAACCAATTGGTCCCCTAGTTCCAGTTAAGCCAATAGGTCCCATGGTTCCAGTTAAACCAATAGGTCCCATAGTTCCAGTTAAACCAATAGGTCCCATAGTTCCAGTTAAACCAATAGGACCCATAGTTCCAGTTAAACCAATAGGACCCATAGTTCCATTGTTTCCAATGTAACAATAACAGTAACAATAATTTTTACAGCACTTTTGACAATACATATATATATTTTAGAATATATATACATTAACCAACATTATAAATTTTTTTAAATTTTATTTTATAATACCATTATAAGATGAAGCTTCCATATGATGTTTTATATCATATATATTTTATGTTAGATGACTATCCCACGCTGTTAAATTTTAGTATACTTGATAAAACGTTTTATCAAAATTATATTAGAAGATATAATAAAAGTTATAAACATAAATTTTCAGTATTATTTAAAGATGTGTTTTCATTTTTAGCACTTTTACCTAATCTAAAACCATGTGATGACGATATTCAAATTTTTATGTGTATACAAAGTATGTGTATAGAGCCTATTTTAAAACCAATAATTTCAAAAGATATTCTATTTGTATACAGATTATATAAGAATCTTATATATGAAGAAGCGATGCATAAATTAGGAATTAATTTAGCACCCGATTTAACCAATATGATTTTAATACAAGGACCTAATCATATTGATAGAAATTCATCTATTAAATTTAATAGAAATAAAGTTAAATTAATCTTACATCCAAATAATAGAGTTTTGGAGCTTAGTACTTCTTTAAATTTTTTATATTTACGTAGACAGTTTGATATTTTGGAAAACTTTATGTAACTAAGAGTTATTCGTATTTATCAAACCAGATTTTAACATGAATAGGTACATTATTGTCATCGTATTGATAATCCAACATTGTTTTAAAACCAAAACTATTCATATACTTGTTAATAAGTGTAAATTGTTCTTGTGTAATATTCTGAAGATTGCATTCTTCTCCAAACAAGGTTTTAAGACCTGTAAAAAATACATTAATTAGTATATCATCTAATAAAACAGACTCGTTTTCGGGATTAGTTGTATCTAATCTTAGGTTATACGTATTCGGTTCTTTTGGTTCTTCACTGAAAATTACTTCAAATACCTTAAATGCATCCTGTTCATTTGTCATTTCAATAATAATTTAATATGTATAAGTTATTATTTTTAAATAAACTTTAAATAGATATCCATTCTATTGTTTTTTTATCAGACTTTTCTAAAATTTGGTTAATTTTATTAAATACATCTGAACCTATAAATGGCTTATCTGTTTTATAACAACTTAATGGACTTGGATGACTAGATGTTAAAAGCACATGTTTATTTAAATCTAAATTAGAATATCTATTTAATGCAAAATTTCCCCATGCTACAAAAATAATCTTATCGCACTTTTCATTAATAATGTTTATAATATGTGTAATAAATTTATTCCATATACCTTCATGACTATTTGGTGTCTTCTCCTTAACAGTTAAACTAGCATTTAATAAAAATACACCTTGTTTAACCCAAGATGTTAAATCTCCATTTTTAGATGATATACCAGCTTCTTTAAAAATATTCCTTAAACTAGGAGGTATAGCTACTTTTTCATTGACAGAAAAGGCAATTCCATTAGCTTGAAATTTTGATGAATGATATGGGTCTTGTCCTAAAATAACAACCTTTATATCTTCAGGATTACATAGATGAAATATTTTAAAAATATTTTGTTGATTATAAGGAAAAAAATATGATTTTGGATTAAGATTCATTTCATTTTGTAAAGAGTTTTCTAAATTTTTTAATAAATCTTTATCTACATATTGTAACCATGAATCTGGTAACAAGGTTTCTAAACTTATATCTTTTGAATAATTCATATTAATTATTTATAAATTAATATGATTTTCAATTTTTAAACAGTCATCATACGTCTACGACAATATGGACAGTGATAGGAGTCATATTTATATTTAAAATAATATGGACAATTCATATGATGTTCTTCTTTAGAGTTGAACATTACAGCGAAAAAGAAAATAATTAATAAAAAAAATGCTATGGTGTTTAACATTTAATTATAAAATAGAAAATAATATTAGAAATCGTCCAAATCACTTAACAAACAATCATCATCAGCTTGATTTTTAATAATTTTAATTTCATCTCGATGCTCTTTGCATTTATTAATTTTATCTATATAAAGTTTATTTAAGAATTTCTTCTTTTCGTTTTCAGACATATCTAAATAGTCCATTTTCATATTATAATTTTTCAAGAACAAAGACATATTATCAATAAATATCGATAAATATTCTAATATATCATCAATATAATCTTGTTCTATATGTACATTTGTAACTCTTATTCTAGAATTAAATTTTTCCACAAGTTTTGCTTGTTTAAGTCCAGTAAGCAATAAGTATAATTGAATCTGAGTTTTTTCATAATCTCTAAGTGAATTAAAAAATCCTTTTGTTCTATTTTTCACTTCAACAACGTAAGAATTATCTGGATTTTCGTCATCTATATAAATACCATCCATTTTCCCTCCAACATACCATGTACGTGTAGTAGTTTGTTTCAATTGAAATTTAAAATATTTTTGCGTAGTATCTAATACTACATTATTTTCTTTTTCAAATATTTTAATAGCAGAATCTTCCTTTAATGTCCCGTGTGTTTTATTAATCAATGATTCAGTTTGTTTTAAAAGCTCATCTTTTTGTTCTTTCTTAATTTTCCCCTGTTTTTCCAATTTATCAATGGCTTCGTTTGTAATCTTACGTTTATCTTGTGTTTCTTTTGAAGAACTAGCTATAGTTGTAATGATATCTTTACCCAAATCTTTTTCTATTTTTTCTGATTGAGTTAAAGAAATACTTTCTACCTTTTGTGTTAAATCATCAATATTTTTTGTTAATGAAGAGGTTTTTGTTTCATTTTCTTTCATTAATTTTGTATACTGACGTTTTGTTATTTTTTTATTTGCCAATTCTTGTTCAATAAGATTCTTTTCATTTTCTAAAAGAATTAATTCAGATTTAGTATCAGTAATCTTATTGTTATATTCATCTATTAATATTTTATAGTCAGAATCATACTTTTTCCATAATCTTTCGAAAGGAGTTATATAATCCCATTTATTCTGACCTATAAAAGACGCTATATCACTTATATTTAAAAATATACTACTCATTTTATATTAATAATTACAATCTTTTTAATCAATTATTTTTAACGTAAGGATAATTTTATGTTTTATTTTATTCGTTTATACTAGCTTATTTGTAATGAGTAAATATAATATCAAAGTTAAATCTGTATCACCAGATATATCATTTACAGACTCATGTCCAACGTGTCAACAACGAAATGTACTTTCGGTCGTACAAGGACCACAAGGTATTCAAGGTATACAAGGTGTTCAAGGCGTTCCTGGACCGATGGGTCCTCAAGGACCAAAGGGTGAACAAGGATTACCTGGTCCCCGAGGACCTCAAGGATTAAAAGGTGAACCTGGTATACAAGGCCCTGTGGGACCACCTGGACCATCCAAGGGGGTCAAAGGTGATTCTGGACCACCTGGTCTTCGAGGACCAAAAGGAGATAAAGGCGATGAAGGTCCTAGAGGACCACAAGGTCCCCATGGTCCTAGAGGCGTACAAGGTCCAAAAGGTCCACCAGGACCGCAAGGTATTCCTGGTAAAGGATTACCGATAAATGTCAGTATCTATATTCAAAACAATAATTTATACATCCAATATATAGATAATAAAATAGTCATGACAAATGATGGTTTTATTATGTTACCTAATTTTAACATAACAAAAGAAAAAGCAATCGCTAAAGGTCAAAATGTTTTATACATTGATTCAGAGCGTAATCTTAAATTAACTTAGAAGAATAGCTTCATCACCTCGCATAAACTGTTCTTTAAGCATACCTGCACAATAAATTATATTTCCTTTAGTTTTTAAATTCCAATTTATTTTTATGATAGAACCATCCTTTTTAACATATCTATTAATTACATTTACTTGTATATTTTTATCCAAATCTGCTATACATTTCATTGTAGTATGTATATCTTCTTTATATATAAAATCTAAGAATAATTTATTATACATTTCATTTTTACTATATCCTAATGTATGTAAAAATGTAGCATTTGTTTTCTTAAACATATAATTTTTATCAATAATACATAAAAAAGATGGGTTATCATCAAAAAAGTACTTATATCTAATTCTTGGTTTCGAATTAGTTAATTCATCGTCACTCATAAAACTAAAACTAACACTAGCCGTATCTGTCGACTCTTCAATTTGCTGATTATTATCAGTGTTCAATCTATAAGATATCATATCTTGTAAAATATTATTATCAAGAATAGAAGTATCCATACTGTCTAATTTGAATTTATAAATTTCACTTGAAATATCACATTGCAATCCAACTAAATAATCAACTTTATTAATTTGGATAGGTATAATTGTAATTAAATTGATAAATTTGTCTCCAACTTTAGTGAAATTATAAGTAATAAATTGACACTCTTCTTTCTTACAAACTTTTGATTTAATATTGAATAAAAGTTGGTTATCACAATGTTCCCTAGGAGACCCTCTTTTAACTTCACCACTAGGTGATTGTAAAAATCTACAATTCTTACCTCTTATTTCATTTAATGTATAACCTGTTAATTTTTCAAACGATTTATTAACATAAATAATACTATTATCTTTATTAACAGTTGAAACTGAAAAGGGTGTAGTATCATCTAAGTTACCGATATCATAGACTGGGTTACTTCTATGCATAACATTATATAATATATCAATTGGATTAATTTCTGATTTAGAATATAAGCCTGCCAGAGAAATTTGTGGCTTTACATTAATATCTAATACAGCATTTTCATTATATTTAACAATATCTTGAGATTCATTTTTATATCCAAAACAGTTAGCTAGTAATTTAATATTTGTTCCAGGTGCTACTACATTTACAGATGTATGAGTATGTCCGTTTATACATGCAATTAAATTTTTATTAAAAAATAATTCTCTAATATGATTTGTATCTTTATTATCTAAATAAATCCCATTCGTACAAAGATGTGTTGTATAATGAGTCAAAATAATTGATTCAATATCTTCGCGATATAACTCGTGAATCAAATAATATTTTGATTCGTTAAATAGATAAGACTGATGTTCAAATGTTAAAAACTTATTTTCTTCCATAAAAATATTTTTAAAATTATTAGCATATTGTCCTCTATCCGACCATAATGTAGAACCAATTATTTTAATATAATCTTGTTTATTATCGTTATGTGTTAATTCATGATGAACTGTCTGGTTCTTTTTATGAAAATAAACACAAGAATTATTTAAAAAGTAAACATTTTTTGGAAAGTCTTTTACATATTCCAGTTTCTGTTTCATAGTTTCTAGTTTCTTATGTTTTCCTCTTAATATTGAGTAGTATTCATGATTTCCGTAAATTAAAAATACATTTTTATAGGTTTCTGAACATTTTGTTAAGAATTTATTAAATAAAAAAGTTCCAGGATGACCTATATCACCTACTAAAAATAGATTATCAGCACTTTTTTTAATATATGGTATATACGATAAGTATTCTAAATGTATATCTGAGACGTACTGAAACATATTAGAAATTAAGTATAAATTTCTTAAAAATACATACTTAATTGAAAAGTTCATTTTTTTTTATTATTGAGGTGGAGGTGGAGGGCATGGTGGAGGGCATGGTGGAGGGCATGGTGGAGGACAAGGTTTATAACATCGCCAAGAACTGAGTTTGTTAATCAAACTTTCTGTTGTTGCAGCTGCAAGTTCATCTCGTAAACGTTTCATTTCAATATCACGTGCTAATTTTTGAGTCTCGTAATTACTCTTAGCAACTTCTTCTTTAAGTTCACAACAACATTCAGCCATTTCAGCAGATGCAGCAGCATTAAGTTTAAGAGCTTCATATTGAACCTGTGCAGTGTTTTGTGCAGCTTGTAGTTCTAAATGACTTTCGACATGTGACAAGTCTTTTTGTGTTTTAAATGTATTAGATGATGCCTGAAGCTCAATTTCAGTAGCATTTTTGTTATCATTGATAACAATATCTTTAGTAGCAGTGATAATAGTATCATGTTGATTAACTAATTGCTGTCGTGTTTCAAGAGCAGTAGATTCTTGAAGTTCTTTAATATCATTTGTAGTCTGATAAATCATATTTGATACTTCATTTTCAGTTCTTATAATAGCGTTTACTGCATCTCCTCCGGTTCTCTCTACAGCCAAGGCAATAGCAGTTCCATTTCGTTCAACTGCATCTCCTACATGATCAGCATTTCGTTCAACTGCTTCGCGAGTAGCTAATTGTGAACGATAAACAGAGTCATCAATATGATATGCAAGACGTTCTTGATTAGCCAAGCTAGCTAAATTAGTTCCAACTTGTTCTTGTAAGATAGCAGTAGTATCACTACATTGTTCAGCGGCACATGACGAGGATGCTTGATTAACAGCATCTAAAATTTGTAAATTTGAAACAGCGTTTGAGTTTTCCATTATTAAAAAAAAAAGAGGTTTTCTTTTTTAATATTTAAAAACAAAAAAATTTTTTGAATAAAATAATTTTTTTAACCTTTAAAATTTTTGAATTTAAGTAATTTAAGTTAAATATAATTTAATTAATGATGAGAGGAGCCACCTGCAATTTTATTAATAAGGTTTTCAGTATTAATTGCAGAAAGAGCATCTCTAATTCTGTTGTTTTCAATTTCTTGTAAAACTTGTTGTGTGGTTTGGGCGGAGCTTTGTACAATTTGTTTAAGTTCACAACAGCATTCTGCTAATTGTGCAGAAATAGAATTCTTATTTTTAAGTGCTTCAAGTTGAATTTGAGCAACATTTTGTGCTGCTTGTAATTCTAGTTTACTTTTAACATGTCCAATATCAAGTTCGGTTTTACCAAAATATTGAGAAGCCTGGAGTTGAATTGTACCAGCATTTTTATTATCATTTATAACAATATCTTTAGTAGCTGTAAGAGTCTCTTCATGAGCCTTATTAAGTTGTTTTCTTGTTTCTCCAGCAATTGCTTGTTGTGCTGTTTTTATTTCTCCAGTGGTATGAGAAAGAAGATTTGTAACTGCATTTGTGGTTCTTTCAGTAGCATAAACTGCAGCAGAACCATTTCTCTCTACAGCTAAAGCAAGAGCCGTTCCATTTCGTTCGACAGCATCTTTAGTCCAATCAGAATTTCGTTCAATAGCTTCTCTATTAGCTAAAGAGCTTCTGTAAATATTGTCAGTAATATTAAGACCGAGTCTTTCATTATTAGCCATGTTAGCTAAGTTAGTACCAGCTTGACCTTGAAGAATAGTTGTAGTATCAGCACATTGTGCGGCAGCACCATCTCTGGCTGCTTGACCAATAGCACCTAAAACATGTAAATTTGAAACAGCGTTTGAGTTTTCCATTATTAAAAAAAAAAGAGGTTTTCTTTTTTAATATTTAAAAACAAAAAAATTTTTTGAATAAAATAATTTTTTAACCTTTAAAAATTTTTTGAATAAAATAATTTTTTAACACTTTAATATTTAACACTTTAATATTTTTACTTTTTTAAACTAAATTTGAGACATTAATACCAGCACGAGCTAATAAATTAATAGTGTTTGCAGTCGATAAAGCCTCCTTTAATCTTGAAGCATCAGCATTTGAGAAGTTAGTATTGATAACATTTTGAGTAGCTGTAAATCCAGCAGTTGTTTTACAACAACATTCTTCAATATGAGCGTTCGTTGCCGCATTATTTCGTTCTGCTTGAAGTGCTAATTCATTGGTTTTTTGAACTGTTAATAATTCTAGTGCTGATTTAGAATCAGCAATATCTTTTTGTATTTGATTCTTAGTATCTGATATCTGATTGGATAATAAGTTTGTAGAAGCTACAACCTGAAGTTGAATATCTTTAGCTCTTCCTAAGTTAGCTGCATCATATTGAGCAGCCTGAACAGCCTGTTGTCCGGCAATTTGTTGAGCTGTTGTATTAACATTCCCAAAACCAGCTTGTAAAGCAGAAGACAAAAGTCCATAATTTCTTTCTGTTGCAACTAAATTAGCTGTTCCGTTTCTATCAGTGGACATTAAATTATGTAATCCCATATGATGAGTTGCTGCCCAATTTTTATCACCATTTCGTTCGGTGGCAGCTAAATTAGCTAAACCTAAATTTTGTACTTCGTTTCCAAGGGCTAATCCAAAGCGTTCTGTTGTTGCAATGTTCGCAAGACCCATACCGTATCCACCGTATCCACCTAAACCGTAACCGTATCCGTATAAGGGGTCTATGGCACCTAAACCAAGACCTAATCCTAAACCTAATCCATTGTAAGGGTAACCTAAATATGACATATTATATAAAAAAAAAAGAGGGTTTCTTTTTTAATATTTATAAACAAAATTAATTTTCGTAAAATTAAATTAATTATTTGAAAATTTTTTCATCATTAACTCCATATTGGCAGCATTTAATGCATCCTTCATACGATTATTCTCGAGTTCTCTAACCAGTTGTTGAGTGGCATGATTTGTAGTTGTTACTAGTTCTTTTAATTCACAACAACATTCTAACATTTGAGCAGATAATACTTTAATATTATTTAATGCTTCTAAATGTAATTGTGAAATAACTTCAGCTACTTGTAATTCAATATGACTCTTAATATCTTTTATACAACCCTCAACCTTTCCGACGTTTTCTGAAGCTTGTAATGCTAATTTTTCAGTAGTTTTACATAATTCTAATTGAATGTCTTTAGACGAAGAGATTACTATATTATTTGTTTCTGATATTAATTGTTTAATATCACCATTACCCTTTTCTTGTGCTACTAAAATATCAGATGATGATTTATTAATTGTATTTTCTATACTACCAACAGTTTTATCAATTGATGAAATAATTTCACCTTTTGTACGTTCTATAGATACGGCATTCTCTGAACCATATCTCTCTACTGCCGACAAAATGTCAGAACCATTTCTATTTGCTGCATCATTAGCAGTAATAGCAGCTCTTTCGATAGCATCTCTATTAGATAAAAAAAAAGATTGACTCGTTGCCATGTTTGCTAAATTATTAGAGTTTTGGGAATCTATGATTGCGGCAACATCTACAGATTCTTTATTAGGTGTAATTTCATATTCTACAGCGGATGACATATTAAAGAATAGTTAATATATTCCTTAATATATTCAATATAAAAAAATTTTACTTAAATAGACTCGCCCATGATGTTACACGTGTTTTAGTCTCTTTTAATGTGCCATTTGTATTTGTATTTGTATTTGTATTTGTATTTGTATTTGTATTTGTTTTGATTTCTACGTTTATTTGATTAGTTTCAGTTGTGTTATTTGTATTATTGACTGTATTAATTTTAATTTGTTGAGTTTTTTGTAAATTTTGTAATTTTTTATTTTGTGTTTTTATAGTTTTATTTTTGAATTTTTCAAAATCTTTTGTTAGTTCCGGATGAACATATTCTGGATTATATCCTAAAACAATATCATTAAGATTATCGCAAACATGAACATTTCGAAATGTTCTTTCAAGTGAGTCTTCATCTTGAGGAAAGGCATCACACACTTCACATGAACCAAAATATCCTGTTACATAAATATATCTATTTTTATAATGGAAAATAACAAATAAACTACCCTGCCAATCTTCTTCACACCAATAAAAAACTCTTTTTACGGGTTCTTTGAATAAATTTTTATAAAAACTTCTTGAACCGTAGATACGTTCAATATCTTTGACTGATACATAATACTTTTTAATTTCTAATAAAAATTCATCTTTAATTTCTGTAAAAATGTTTTTAACCTGTTTTGAAGGTGGTGGTGGGGGTGGGGGTTTAAATGAATCATCATTAAGATTTTCTTTCAATGTTTCTGCGAACGATTTTTTAAACATGGCTTATGTTTTTTAATATAAATACTTATAAAAAAGTTTTATTTTAAACGTCTAATATAACATCCTTATTAAACTTTACAATATTTTGGTTCTCTCCTTTGTAACCATAACAATTAGATAATAATTTGATATTTGTACCTGGTATCACCGTATCTAAATGAACATGTGTATGACCATTAATGCAGGCAATCAAATTTGTAAAATTACTCAGTTCTTTAATATCTGTTGCATATCCACTCTCCATAATATTGCCCATATATGGACCATTACATAAATTATTGACTCCATGATGTGTTAATAAAATACTTTCAAAATTATCAAACTGTAGTTCTTGTATTATATATTCTTTATTCATTCTGAAAAAAGAACGTGTCTCTTGGGGTGTAAGATTCTTAGTAGGAGTAGTATAAATAAAATTATAATCATTCATTCTTGCAGAAGCTGTATCTGTAATATTACACCACAACGTAGAACCTATAATTTTAATGTAATCATCGGAGTGGTCTTCTCTGTCTAATAATTTCTTAACAGTATTATCCTTTTTGTTGATAAGAACATAGTCATTATTCAAAAAGTATACATTTTTTCTAAATTTCGAAACTTCTTTTTCAATTTCTTCCATAGTCTTAATGTTATCTGTTTTACAATAATATTCATGATTACCAAATACAACAAATACATTTAACCAATTGCTTGCGCAGTAATTAATAAATTCATGATAAATATCTGAATATGCATATCCAATATCACCTAGTAAGAATAAATTCTCACAATCATCCAGCTTTTGAAAGCGTGTTCCTATTATACTATTAAGGTTCTTGTAATGTTCAAGGTGCAAATCTGAAATATATTGAAACTTAACCATACTTTACTAATTTAATTAATAATAATAATTAATTAAATTTCAATTTTATCTTTTTTAAATCTATTTAGTCATGACTTATTTAGTCATCTTCTTTCATCTTGAAATCACTTGGTTTAAGTTTGGCTCCACCATATTCAACTAATTTTTCATTAGTATAATTAATAATATCATCTAATGCTTCTTCATTATCACTTAATACACACTTGAAAAATCCTAAAAGAGGTTTAGCAAGTTGTTCTAAATAACATTTTCTATTAAATTTCAATTTGTGTTCAATCGCATATTTAGGGTCTTCACCTAATTCACTCTTTTGAATTGTAGGGTCATCAGATTCAATATATACATATGGAATACGGTCACCTACTTGAACTTCTTCATGACGTGCTTTTAACTTTTCTGCAAGATGAACATGTACAGGTTTTGTTTTATAACTTTTGGCTAACATGGCAGATACAACAAGGTCGTCTATATCAATCTGATAATTATCAATTCTGTCAATGTAACTTTTATAGATTTCAACACTTGCGTCTACACCACCTGAATCTTCATTTACAATACAATCAATTACTTCAGAATAACAATTCTTTACCATTTTACAATAATCACGTCTTGTAATAGCAATACCTGATTTGGTAATTTCCTTTAATTTAAATGGGTCCTTCATATTTTCATACTTTTTACCAATATACCGTTTCTTTGTTAGTAAAATAAAAGGTTGAAATACCTTTTCAAATTCCATCTCAATCGGTTTACGATTAAAAACCTGGTCTGTTAAATTATCTCCGCAAATTGTTGCAAGTTTAAATGTATCAGCTCGATTTTTGGTAAAATCTTGACGATTATATTTTAAGGACAAAAATACTGAGTCAGTATTAAGTATTTGTAATTGTCCTATACCGGCTCCAAATCTTCCAATAGTTGTTTCTATATCATATACATAATCATTTTGAGGTTCTTTTTCTATAATTTTTTTAACATCAAATTCATTTTTAACCTTAAAATTAGTTTGACCTAGGAAATATATTTCCTTTTTCTTTGGATGATTACTAAGATTAATACTTATATCAAAATCTATACTTCTCATTAAATAATACATACATTGAGCACCGATTTTACCTTTTACACAAAATCGTGGATTATTTATACCATTTGTATGTGTTTTTGCACCATCTGCTTCCCAATATCCTTTCCAATAAGCCATTTTGATTTCCTTTGATGCATTTAAAATACAATTAGGTACTATTTTATATTTATCTCCTTCTTCATTACAATCTTTTTGATAATAAAACAAAGGTCTATATTTATCAACCATATATTTTATACTACCTTTAGGTACTAGTTTATAAACACCACTTGATTTTAATGTATCTAATATTTCAAACTTAATTGGTTCAATAGATTCCAAAATATCTTTAAAATAATTCAATCTTTCTAAATTATTATTATTAAGTGCCCACGAGTTTTTGATTCCAGATTTACAATGATATGATCCACAACTTCCATCTCCTTGGAAAAACCCCCATACTTCAGCTTCCTTTTCAGTCAAAGGATAATTTTCAAATTTAAAGTTGTTTATAATATTTCGTAAAGGATGTGTTGAATTTTTATAATAGTCGCAGTCTCTGCATTTATTCATTCTACCATCTTTTTTATGACTGTTCTTATAAAACTCATTAATGTCTTTTACAATATGACATGTATTACATATTTTAGTTTCTGTTATATTTTTTTTCATTTTAACTATAGTTTCTTTTTCTTCAATGAATTCTTTCGGAAAGGTATGTGATAAAGAATCCCCTATCTTTACTTCTCCTGGTTTTACTGGTTCTAAATTAGAACGAATTAAAGAATGGTCTTCTGTTACATCTACACACCCAGTATGAGTAAGTACTCTATACATTTTTTTATCACACTTATGTCTAATTACTTTTTTAATATCAACCCACTCGTTATCACTCCATACTTGATAATCTGACAAACAATATTCCTTTTCCAATCGAATTGTTTGATCAAACATTTTAAATCCAGGATATTCAAAGCTTTCCGAGTTATTAAAAATACTTTGAATAGTTTCAATATAAACTAACCCATCCTTTTTCAAAAGTAAAGGTGTATCCCCTGTTACGGAATCACCATATACAATTTTAATCTTAATATCAACTGGAACTTCAGGGTCTTCTTTAAATTCTTTATTTGTTAAATTCAAAATGTATTCTTTTGTATTATCATTAAACTCAATCTCAATTTGGCGGTTTGGATACTTGTCTCTTAAAAGAGAGTAAATCATTTCTGTATCCTCTATAGTAGTTGTTTTAAATTGTGAAGACATTTAAGTAATTATTAGTAAATAATAATTACTTACTTTTAAATTCAATTTATTCTTGAGCTGGTTCTTCTTGAGGTTGCTCTTCTTGGGGTTGTTGTTCAGAGTGTTCTTCAACAACTTCTTGAACAACTTCTTGAACTTCTTGGACTGCTTCCTTAACTTCCTCTACAATTTCTTGAGCAGCCTCCTTAACTTCATCAACTACTTCAGCGATTTGTTCTTGAAGAGGTTTATCTTGGTTTTCATGCACTTCTTGAATGATATCATGAATTGCATCTTTGACTTCTTCAACAACTTCTTCGACTGCTTCTTCGACTACTTCGTGAATTTGTTCAACAATTTCTTGTACTTGTTCAAAAAAATTAGGACGTTGGGAACGTTTTTCCTTTTTAATAGCTTTCGACATTTTTATAATATAGAATAATATTTTATTTTTTTATATAAAACACAAAATGAGTGAGCGTCTTAAGATATTTCAAGAGCAAGATAAACAACTTGAAGAGCTATTTAAGTCGGTAAAACGCCAAAAAGAAATAGCCAAAGCATTAAATACTGAATTAGACTCCCAAAATCAATTATTAGAAGTTTTAAAAGAAGATGTAGAAATAACACAGAGAAAAGTCAATGTATCTAATAGACGCTTAAATAATATAGTAGGTAGTCAGAGAACATGGCTTCAATGGTTTAAAAGTTGGTTCAATTAATTAAGTTAAGTTACAATTTACAAATTTTTATTTATTGTTATACAAATTTTTATTTATTGTTATACAAATTTTTATTTATTGTTATATACTATATGTCGTCGTCTTCTTCTGCTTGTTGTGGTCAAGGAATGACCAATATGATGTCTCAATTTAAAACAGCTACTACATCGTTTTCATCCACAAATACTAAACCGCATCCTCATAATTCAACTACTCAAATTTCTCCACAAATCCAAACTACTCAGATAACACCTCAAACCTTTTCTAATACATTCACTAGAGGTGGTTTTATGAAATTTACTAGACCTACAAAACAATAAATATAAATTAACATATATTTATTGGTTTATACAAATTAGACTTTATGGTATATATTTTGGAATATAGGGAAGCGAGGTTTTCCACTTTTTTGAATTTCAAAATATTTTACTGTAATCATTGTTCCTTTTTTAAACAATGTTTTCCAATTTTTACGATGCTCATCAGTAAAACCACTTCCTACATCAAATGTTCCTTTATAAGCTTTATTAGCGTGAGGAGCCCATTTGACAATTAAATGACCCATTACATTACTATTTCTACCATCACCAAACTCCATACCTTCTACAACAGCCTCGTCATCTAAAAAATCCTTAACTTTTAAAAGCATGTTACTTCTTTTGTTTTCATAATAACTATCAGGGTGACGTAACATCGTTCCCTCTGCTCCATTATCGACTAATTCTTTATGTAATTCTTCGAATTGTTTTTGAGTCTTAATTTCAATATGTTCTACAAGTTTAACATGAGGAACATCTTGTAATATATCTTTCAACATTTCGTATCTTTCTTTAAATGGTTTGCGTACTAATGGTAAGTCAAATACCATATATGTGATTTTTCTCCAGTCTGAATCGACTGGTATTTTCTTTCTAACAACACCCATACCTTCAAAATCTCCTCTTTTTGTATAAAGTTCACCATCTAATAATATACCCTTAGGTAATTTTTGAGATATGTCATCTAAAAACCACTGAGGAGCTATAAAGGGTTTATTATTTCGAGAAAAAAGTTCTCCGCCATTTGGTCCATTATAAAATAATGCTCTATAACCATCTAATTTTTCAGACATAAAGAGTCCAGTTGGGTCATTACCTGCATATTTGTTTGCTAACATAACTGAAAACGTATTTTTATTGAAATGTTTTTGTTCATGTTCATGTTCTGGTTCTGGTGCTGGTTTAGTCTGTTTTAGTGATTCTTTTCTTTCTGGTTTAGTCCTTTTTATTGATTCTTTTCTT